TGCGCCGCGGCACCATTATTTCAATACTAGTTAGCCCTTTCCTTTTCCTTTTAATTAACTCCCTCCCCTCTCTTTAATTAACCCCTCCTCTTTATTTTCCTTCTTACTTTGCGCCGCCATAGCAAACTTTTAGACTTTTAGGTTTTATTTATTTCTAATTTTTATTTAACCCCTCCCTTCCAACAGCAAGTTTATTTTATTATTAAATTTATGATACCGCGGCGCATTATAGGATTGAGATTAAATTTAAAATTAAAAGGGGAGTTTATCCCTCCCCTTTAACCAATTAATTCTTTTAGCTCGTTCTCTTTTAAGGTTGTTAATAAGTATTTCTAATTAAAAATTTCTCCTATTGGATAGGAGTTATTGATTTCATTTCTATTAAAAGTCGCAATATACTCAAAGCCTTTAGAAGTTAATAGGTAATAGTTAATTTCCTTTCTTTTATTATACTTATTATTATAATACTTAATTAGTATTTCATTTAAATACCATTTAAGTCCTATTTCTAGGGGTATTTTATAAAGTTCTAATTCTCTATATCTCTCCCAATATCCTTCTTGAAATTCTTTTAATACTTCTTTTAAATCTTCATCTGTAATTTCAAACTTATCTTCTTTTAATTCTTCTTCTACTTGATTGAAATTATAGGCTTCTCGTATATCATGGTGAACTTTATCGTGACTTGTTATTGGAATTGACTTAGCCCCGTTATTTTCAATTTTATAATCGTCTCTATGCTTTGTTGAAGAACTCCTATTATTTGAATTTTGACTTATTATATGAGCTTTTGGGGATTGATAGGGTTCTCTTGAACCATAGGGTTTATCATAATTGTTATCAATTGGTTCTATTTCATATTGAATTGGGTCAAGTTTATATGGGTGGAAATTATTTAGAGCTTCTAAGTATTTTATATAATCAATTTCTTTACTTAAGTTTTGATTTTCTTTTTTAGATAAATAGGTATTTAAATTTTTTGACTAAGTTTCTAAGTATTTGAGAATTGCATTTAAACGATGATCCATTTGACATACCTCCTATTATTATAATTATTATTATAATTATATAGATAATTATATATAATTATTTTCCTATTTTATTTTCCGCTTTAAATCTAAACAAAATCTTTTTCAAATTTTGCTCATTCAATATTATTAGCTTCTTTCATCTACTCTGCGCCGCCCTCCCAAAATAAGTATCCATGATTACCTTTCTGCAAATCATATTCTTGTAAATACCCCTTTGTAATTAATTCATTTACTGCATCGCTATAAGTATTTCGAGACATATTACAAAAGTCTTTTACATCTGCGTTACTTAATGCAAACTCATAATGATCTTTATTGCCGCAAATATATAACCATAATTTAAAAGCATTAGGACGTAGTTCATTCATTGCTTTTTTTATAGACTATTTATTAATCAGCATAAAAGAGGTCTTCTATTGAGGCTACCGACACACGTGAATAGCTTTCTATACTCCAAATAGTTTATACATTTCATCACCTCCATTAAAGCTCCATTAATTGACCCTCACAAAAATTTAATTTATCAATCATTCTTTGAGATAATGCACCATTATTCTTTTCTGCTGATATATCACTTATATAATCCTCATTCTCAGGTAAATCATTAACTTTCTATAAATGATAAACAGTATAATTACCTAGTTGAGAATCATAAGCCGTATGATATTTAAGCTCAATAAAACCCCATGCCGCAAGTAATGCTAAATAAATTCTAATATTATCATACATTTCAGAAGTTGAATCACTATGACCTAATAGTATAATCATCTCTCTTTTTGTAAAACATCTATCTTCAGGATTTTCTGCTAACTTATCTATTCTTTTTAATATTAAATATGTTCTTAATAAATCTATATTTCCTTCTTTCTTTTTTCCAGAAGAATATTCTATAAGATTAGATAAAACATCTTTTTTAACGTCTATGGGTGTTCTGGAATATAAAATAAAATGCTCACCATCATCTCTAACTAAATGATGTTCATGTAATCTTTGAATAGCATTATAAAAAGTCTATGTGCTTTTTACCCCTAAAAACCTACAGCAAGCAGAAATATTAAAATCTTTTTTATATACATACCTATGGTCTTCTATTTTCTAAGCGTTAAATTTAGAAACAGAAAGAAGATAATAATAAATCTTCCAATGTTTTGAAGTTATTCCTTTATCCTTTTTAGGCGATTCCTTATCTGATGTCTAAACGTAAATTGAATCTTTTGGCATGTCGCCACCTCCTTTGTTATTTTCTATATTATAAGTAGAATGATAATAAAAACTATCTAAAAAAAATCATAAATTAGTATCCCTATCTAAAAATTGATAAACCCTATCTAAAAATTGATAAGGAAATGTCTAAAAATTGATAAAGAACTATCTAAAATTGATAATAGACTATCTAAAAATTGATAATATTTATCTTACTCTTTTCCGAAAGAGTAAGCAGAAAAGGCTTCCGCAAAATGCGCGGAAGCGGGCATTAGGCGCTACGCGCCCATCAAGTCTATATAATCCCTATACTAGCTCGGCCTCCGGCCTCGCAATCAAAAGGTCTTCACTAAGTAATCTTTTTCTTCCTACAATGCGCCGCCCTATCATAATTTACTCTTCCAAAAACTAACCTCTATCCTCCTTGGACGCCGGCGCATCATAAGAAAAAAGGTTAGACCTTTTAGTCTAACCCTACCTTGCGCCGCCATATCATAGGTCTTCTTCTGGCGGCTTAATTTGTTCAATTTTAGATTTACTATGAGTTTTCTCTTCTACCTTATCTATTGCGTCGAAGAAACAAAGAATTAAAATTGTGATTAAAATACTTAAAATCCCTATTGGTACTCCCCAATAGATAAAACAAAAAGGAATTATAAAGATTGCTATAGAGAGATAGACAGATAGTAATATTAAGAAGATAAAGTAAAGAGTTTTAAGAAAATTTTTTAATGTTTCTTTAAGGATTTCCATTAAAGCCTCCTTTGATTTCTACTGTCAATTACTAAGCCTTATCTGGTTTCTACTGTCAATTTCTATTAGTTTTTCTTTACATTTATCGTTATAGACTTGAATGCAATAGTTGTCATTGAGTTTTATATGAGTATCTATAAGTGATTGTAATGCTCCGATTGATTTACAAGTACCTAAGAACTTATATCCATTATACATATCTATTAAGTAAAACATTTATATTTCCCCCCTATAATGCGCCAGCGTATCAAATTTTAATCCTTTTCAAAATAATTTTTAAGTTCCTTATAAAGTTGTTCTGCATCAACCCAAGTAGAATTATACCCACCTTCATTATAAGCAACTACACATAACTTTCCTTCATATGTACCCAATTCAACTTCCATTCCTTCACCATATTCCTTAACATTTAAAATAATCTTTACCAAATTAAATCTTCCTCCTATAATGCGCCGGCGCAGCATTAGTATTTGTTTATACCAAGCCAGCGGAATGTAATCATTTGATAGTTTTATTCCTTATACTTTCCTTTCTTATTCTACATTATAAGTTCCTAAGATAAATGCTCTTTTACAACGAATTTTTCCTTTTTGAACCGTAATTATATCTTCAAGTTTTATCTTTGCTATTAAGAACGTAGAAGATTCTATACGCTCATAAGTGTTCCAATAGTTTGGATTACTAAAATGTAATCCACTTGCACAAGAAGCAGAAGAAGTATCATAATCAGTAACCTCTGCCCACTCACCAACTTTGTAAATAAAAGAATCATCATAAAAACTTGATAAATTCTTATTTACTTGTTTATAAGCAATAACTTCTCCATTAATAGGAAGCAAACCAACTTGTAATCTTATACTTTCAGTTAAATTCTTTGAGAGGTCACTAATGCAACATCCATCTTGAATACAATGATCATCTTTTAATATCGCTTTACCCTTTATAAGAGCATTACCCCATACTATAGCATTATCACATATATGAGCATCACCGTATACCGCAGCATCTCCACTTATGTTAGCATTACCATATATCTTAGCATTACCGCTTATGCTAGCATTACCATATACATGAGCATTATCATATATGCAAGTATTGCCGCTTATACCAGCCTTACCATATACATGAGCATTACCATATATACGAGCATTATCATATATGCAAGTATTACCACTTACATAAGCATTATCATATACACAAGCATTATCATATACACGAGCATTATCATATATACGAGCATTACCGCTTACATAAGCATTATCATATATCCAACAATTACCTTCTGTACTCAAATTCTTTTCCTTTTCTATAAATCCTCCTAAATCGCCTTCTTTTACATAAGAAAAACTTTTTATAGCTTTGATTCTAAATGCAGTTGCACCATTCGGAAGCGTAATACATTCATCTGTAATAATATATTTATCGTTCATAAACAATACCTCTCTTTTTGATTTTTATTTTCTTTGTTACATCTCAGAGAATACTTCGTCTTTATATTCTTCACTAAGAGGATTTACTTCAACCCATTCAAAGTATAGAGAACTTATTAAATCTTCTAATACATTTTTATACTCTTCAGGGTCATCATAATCTTCTTCGTTAAGTTGTCCTTCTATGTCAAAGTAATAATCATCAAGCCTACCATAAAGATAATTTTCAATATCTTTAATACAGTAATTATCGGGAACAATAAAATAATCCTCTTCTCGAAAACCCGCCAGCTCACAATCATAAATTACTCTAATATATTTCATTAAATTTTACCTCTTTTCTTTTTTTTTCTATAATAATTATAACATAAATTTTTTAAAAATACAAATTTTTTACAATATAATTGTGCCGCCCTACCATAATTTTCCTTTCTCAAATCTAGCCTCTGTCTTCCTTGAACGCCGGCGCATTGTAGGCTTAAAAATAAAAGAAAGGTTAAGACTTAGCTTAACCTTTAATATAAAACCTTATTATACTTACAACTTCTTTCCTACAATGCGCCGGCGCAATAAACCTTATTTTGCTTCTTCTTTCTCAATAATTTTGAAAAAATCCCCCATATCAAACCACTTATCTTCAATTACATTTCCAATTATTTTAATTTGTCCACCCCAGCCTTCAGTTTTAACTCGGCAGTACTTCCCTTTTAAATCCTCCCATTTTTCAACTCCCACCGTATCCATAATTTTCATCATGGCAACTAATCCTTTACCAGTAGCATTAAATTCCTTTGCACCAAGATAACCATGCCCTATGCAATAGCCACCAAATCCACACTCCCAGTCAGCACCTGATAACCAAATCGTAAAGGTTAGACAACCATGATCTGCCATTGAAATAGATACGTTTTTAATTCTTGCATTTTCAATTGTCATTTAGTCTTCCTCCTCAACCCATTTAAGGACCTTAACCTCTTTAAGTTTAACTTCTTTAAGAACTTGAGGCTCCCATTCATCACCACACATATAGTTATTCCAAACGTTTCCCATGTAGTGCTTGTCTCTAAAGTGAAAAATTACTTCTTGTAAATGCCAACCATGACGACCTACTTCTATTATCTCACCTTCTTCGTAGTCTCCTATGTCCATAAGACAATTATATATATCAGAAGTAATTTCTTCCTTATTTTCAATCATTTCATGAATAATATGTGTTATTAACTAATTAACATTACTTAATTAGCAATTAACCATGTTATGGTTTTTAAAGAGTGCCACAAACACTCTTTGCAGCTATATTTATAGCTGCATTTATATCTCTATCTATTTCAAATCCACAAGAACATTTAAATATTCTATCTTTAAGAGTTAATTCAATTCTGTTTCCACAACAACTACAAGTCTAAGAAGTATAAGCAGGATTTACTTCATACAAGTCTGTTCCAAACTTTTTACACTTCCATTTTAAAGTGTCAGTAAATCTACTTAATGGACTTATTTGAATTAATCTTCGTCTGTTTTTATTAGACATTTTAATTTTAGCATTAGTCAAATTTTCTATTGCAACATTATTATATCTACACAACTTTGTAGTTGTTTGTTTAATAAAATCTTTCTTTAAATTCTTAAATCTTTCATAAGCTAATTTTACTTTTTCATTTAGTTTATTATAGTTATTTGAGTTTTTAATCTTTTTATCTCTTAAAGATTTCAATTTATTTATTCTATAAAATTCTCTTATAATACTTTTAGGATAGTTAATAAACTTTCCTTCAGAGCTTGTCATAAAATTCTTTATACCCCAATCAAGACCTATAGTAGTTGAACTATTCTACTTAATAGGTTCAGGAGCATCATAGCTACCCGTAATATACCATTTTCCCAATTCATATTTGAATCTTGGCTTTTTAATTTCTGATATATTAAACTTAGTTATATATTTCCTATCAACTACTATTTGCGATTTACCTTTAACACTAAAACTCTAAGCAGCGGGTAATTTTACTTTAAAATTATTAAATTTTAACGTTTGTGAAGGTAAATAGAATGATTGTTTATTTGGATTATATTTATGAAATTTAGGCTTTCTTCCAATCTTTTTATAAACTCTTTGAACAGTATTAGCATAATTCAAAAGAACTCCTTTAACAATTCTATTATGTAATGGAATTTCTGTTTCTCCGAAATCATTAAGTAAGTCTTTTTCTTTATAACCAATAATTCCAAAAGAACTAACCTTTGGTAATTTTTCCTAAAATTTTTCAACAAGAAAATTTCGCATTATATGAGAGTACTTACAATAAATAAATAAAATTTCTTCTTGTTCTTTAGTTGGATAAATTCTAAATTTACAGCCTTTAGTTAACATGATTTCACCTCCTATAAATATAAATAGTAAATTTGTTTTTATATTTATATAATATCATAAGTTTGATTTAAAATCAAATCTTTGATATTGAAGGCTAAAATCTATAATGCGCCGGCGCATCATAAGTTTTTAATTAATTCCTTCTTCACCATCTTCTACATCAATTATATCAATCTCACAGTCTCCATCGTTTTCATTGTAAAATTTTTCTGCCGCATTTATAGCTTCTTTATAAGTTTTCACTTCTGCAATTAAATAAGAACCTCTAGAATAATCAACAACTCTATACATCGAAACCTCCAAAAATCAATTGATTTAATTTCCTCTGTATTAGTGCACTAAAGGTTAATAAAATTAACGCCGCAGTATTACTACCACGGCGCATTATTTTATTCGCCGCTATTCAAGTTTAGTTAACTCGTCTATACTCCTTAGCAGCATTCTTCTTAGTCTCTACCTCCTCAATTCTCTCATCTGCAACCATCAGTCTCAGCATTGCGGATGCCTTCTGAGTGCTGATGTCAAAGGTCTCAGCTATTACCTTAGCAGTATAAATAGTTCCGACCTCCATTCCATCAAATATCGTATTCTTCAGAGCCTCATTCTCAGGATTGGTCTTAGCGGACTTTCTCTCTCTGCCCTTAGCAGCCTCATTCTTCTTGTTAATCTTCTCAATAGAAGTCTTAGCGAACTCTACCAGCTCATCAATCAGAACGCCATCAGCATAAGCAGGATAAGAAGTCTCAGTTTCCTTACCAGCATTCAGAACTACAGTACCAGTTACGATTGCATTAAAGAACTCACGGTTAGTCATAAATCATTTCTCCTTTTTATTTGACTTAAAAATTTATTGATAACTAATTTCTTAGGTCTGATTTAAGGTTCAGACCTTTAGAAAAGAAACCTCTCTTTTTTTTTATTACTTTTTTAAGTAATTTTTTAAATTATGCTTTATTCAGTTTTATTTCTCATTTTCTATATATATTATACCAAAATTTTTTCATTTTGGCAAATATTTTTATGTTTAATTTTTCTTTAAATTAATTGCGCCACCGTCTCAATTTTATTTTTAAGACCATAAGTTTTTTTCCATTTCTTTTAACTCTTCTAATTCTTTCCTATTAAATCCCTCTCTTTCTAAAATATCATCTTCTAAGAGAATTAATTCAGAAATAGGAATAAAAGAACCTTGTATTTCAACCCAAACATAAAGCCCCGGATGTGGCACGAGTGAAGAGCAATCATAATCAGGCATATATTCTGGAGCATAATGACAAATTGCATTAAAAGCATCCATATCAGGAATAAAAATTACTTCACTTTCCTCAATAGCAACTGCTACTGCATCGTCGTAATTAGCATCATCGTAATATTTAGGTTGTTTTCCCATGAGAGAAAATTCATTATTAAAATAAACATAGCTATAATATTTTATATTATTATAAAGGTTTTCATGATATTGTGCATCAATTTCTTTATCAAAGAGTTTTCCATCAGAAGTTTCATACATAACTTTCATCTTTATCATAATATTAGCCCTTTCAAAATAATTATAGTTTCATATTTAATTTCTCTCTCATTTTCTATATATATTATACCAAAATTTTTTCATTTTGGCAAATATTTTTATTTTAAATTTTCTTAAAAAAGATTTGCTTCAGGAGGAGAGCAAAATACTTTACTATCTTTATCTCCCCAAAATTGGTGTATCCACCAGTCCCCTCTCTCTTCTCCATACCCCTCCATCTCAAACATATAATCAGGAAAACTTTTTGCCAACTTCTTCATATGGTCTTCATAATCATACCACTTAAGGTCACCACTTCCATTATTAAAAATTTCAATTATTACATCGCTCAGCTCTTCAATTGTATCACAAGGATACTCATCATGCATAAAATTAGCGAGAGTCTTAATTATATTAAGAGTAGTTGAATTAGGATTTTCAAAATCTATCTGATTAAAGTCTTTATTATATACTCTTCCATCATAATAAGTATAGTAACCCATATTTAATCTTCCTTTCTTTAAGCATCAACTTCAACTTCTGTAACTTCTATATAATCATTGCCTTCGGCATCTAACCAGACTATACTAATAAGTTCTGGTTTATCATTATACGTATCAATTTCTATTTCATTAAGAAAATCTATTATTTTTTCTTTATTGTCTTTCCTACAGAAAATTTCAGTTCCAATATACTGTCGTATATATCCCTGTGCTTTTTCCATCGTAGAGAAAGCTTTAGATGTAATTCCCCAGTCTCTTACGTATTCATTAACAACATATATAGTCATTACTTCTCCTCCTTAACAACTACATCAAAAGCATCATAGTATCTCATGAGCTGAAGTCTAGCCTCTTCTATATCATTCTTATCAGGAGTAAGAGTTCCAAAGACACTCATAAAGTCCTCTATCTTAACGTCCTCTTCTGCAATAAGTTCAGAATCAATATCAAAAACCTTAAAATTATAAGTCATAAACTTTACCTCTTTCTTTAAAATAAATTTCAGTTTATTTTGAAGAAGGTTCTTTCGCTGACAGTTAAACTCGCTATTCATTCTGTTACTTCTTCAAAATATCCCTAACGGATTTCGCCGCCGCTTGATTTAGAACAACGCAGTAATGTTCGCGGGAATCTTTCTGAGTCAAGCTCGCTCCAACTCTCATCACTTTATTTTACATCTTTTTGATGATAAGATGTAGAAAATAAGATTGATTTTTAATTTCTTTCTCATTTTCTATATATATTATACCAAAAATTTTTTCATTTTGGCAAATATTTTTATTTTATTGTTTTTCCTATAATGCGCCGCGGTATCATAAAAAGTTTGATGCGCCGGCGTATCAAGATTTTAAGAGACCTATTTTATTTATCTCATTGTAGATTTCTTTCCAATTATAAACTCTTTTGAAGTCGTAAGTAAAGTTCTCGCCAATAAATCTATTCCAAGGGTAGTCAAGACAAAGACTAAAATAAGTTCTATCTCCAATTAAATTCTCTACATAATCATCAATTAAAATGTCAAGACGAACAAGTCTTTTATCTTTTATATTTATCATATGATTCTTTACAAAATCATATGAAAAGTTTGTATGTCTTGAAATATACTTAATCTTTTTTCGTAGATTCTCTGGCTCAGTACTTGTGCAGAAATAAATTGTATGCCCATCATCATATAATTTTTCTACTGTTTCAAACGCGTCTTTAATTGGTTTAACCTTCTGCCACATAGCTTTATTCAGAAAACTTTCTTTAACTATCCACTGATATTGCGGATTAAGTAGGTTTTCAATGTAATACTCCTTTATATCTTCAATGGTAAAATTAGTTCCTAAACGTTCATTTATATATTCAAGAACAGCAGCGCTTGTCGTAACAAGTGTATTATCTATATCAATTCCTATAATCATTTAACCCCTCCTATTTTTCTCCTTAATTAAGATAGATTTTATTTACCTCTACTTCAAATATTCCTATGTCAAACCAGTCTCCCTCAAACCAGCCAACAGACAGATAATTCTGTGCAAATTCATCATCAGGGAACTCTTCATTTTCTTTCTTATATATCATTTTAACAACTTCAAGAACCTTTTCAAGAGAATCAAAAGCCCCGACTATTTTTTGATTGTCATATCTATCTATGTATTTTACTATATACATATTATTTTCTCCTTTATTAAATACTCGCTATCTTATAAAGTTCTTCAATATCTATTAAATACTGCTTCTCAAAAAGCTCCTCGTTTCCTTCAAGAGGAAGGAAACAGTCATCGTTGAACTTATCAGTTGATACCATATAGTTGTAAAAGTACCAACCCCTTCGAGCGATGTGCTTATCAATATAATTAAAAAGATCAAGATTAAGACTCTTCTGTTTAATTATAATAAATGCATTATCATCATAAGCAAAAAATACATCACAAGCCATAATAGCAGACTGAATAGGATTGCCATAGCAAAGTTCCGAATCTGTCCATGCATCTTTACAATCATAAAGATCGTTATGTCTAATACAATAAAAGTGACAATAATCTGCTACTTTTGCGAACTGCCCTGCATCACGAGGATTATCGCAAGGAAAATTGTTGAAGCCATCTACACAATACTTAATATTGATACCACTCATAGATATTACCTCTTTCTTTTTATTTATTTCTTATTTTCTATATATATTATATCAAAAATTTTTAAAAATTGCAAATATTTTTTTGATTTTTCTTTCCTATAATGCGCCGCCCTACCATAATTTGGTAGGAATTATAAGTTTTAAGAGATAACAGAAGATAAGGGGAAGAAATAAAATAAAGCGCCGCAGGATGATACCGCGGCGCAAGGTAAATTATAGATTATTTTCTGCTTTATGGAATTCCTCAAGAATGGTCGTATAAACCTTCATATTAGGCTTATAAAAACTATTTCCAAAAATCTGCATATCGCTTCCAGTAAAATACTTTAATATTGCCGCGGCACAGCCAGCGCTACGACTGATTCCTGCATTACAATGTACAATTATTGTATCAACATGAGATTGCCAGCGATTTACAAAATTAACAATATCCCGAGCTTCGGAAACAGTAATTACTCCCTTCCCTTCTTCCACATCGTTAAAAAATACAGGCAATACTGCTGCAATATGATTACGGTATTTACAATGAGGAATATCATTAGGCTCCATATTACAATCATTTATTGATATAACAATTGAAATCTCAGAATGAGGTGCATATGCATATTCACGCGCTTTAGGACGATTCATTACTATGACATTCTTCATATTGTTCTCCTTAACTCCATATTCTATGCTTTTCATGAATAGTCTCAACTCCATCGTAATCGTCAATAAACCATTCAATATCATCAGGAATTTCAACGACCTTTAAACGAGAAAAGTGTCCATTAGCTTCTTCTCCTAAACTTTCAACAACTTTAACAAGATTAGGGTCATTCCTTTCTATATCCCAAGGATATATTCCAAGAATATCCATCGCCTTATCAGAGAGATTAAAACCACCGTAACAAGTGTTAATAACAACCTTCATTTAGTCTGTCTCCTTTTTATATTATACTAACATATTAAAATATATCGAACAAATAGTCAGGCTCTACCCCGAGAATGTCCATCATTGGTTCAAGAGTTCCTTCTTCAAGCATTATATCTCTTGTTTCATCAATAAGTTCTTTAGCCTCCTCTAAGGTCAAATCATCTCGCTCTATTAAAATCTTTTCAAGTTCAGTCATTAGTCTTCCTTTCTTTTTAAAGAAACATAGTCTTCTGCAATCCAACAGTCATAAGGTGCCCAAGGACCTATTTTAAGTTGTATTAATCGTTTTTCCGCGTCTTCTAAATCCTCCCATATGGAGTCGATATAATATTCATTAGGGTGATCATAATCAATTGAATACTTTATAATATACACGTCCATAATATAATACCTCTTTCTTGATTAAAAATTCTCCATATTAGTTTCGACTTCATAGTCGAATACGTCTAAAATTGTATTATAAAGAGTTGTTCTTTTGAAACTATTCAAATCCTGATTCGGCTCCTCTTCTATCTTATTAAAATCTACTACTTCAAGATATTTTGCATCAATATTATCTTCATAAATACAAGAGTCTATATCATTATAATACTCGCAACGATTATTCCAGTCATAATAGAATTTATTTTCATCAAGCTCTTTATAAGCAATCCTAAAAAGAATAATCTCTTCTTTATTCTCATTCACAATAGTCTTATAATCATTCATTGCCTTTGCATAAGCAATAGCATTATGAATATTAAAAGCAAGAAAAATCTTATCGTCACAGTCCATTTCCGTCCAATTATGCTTTGGAGGATTTATCAGCAAACCCTTCTTTAAAATTGAATTGAGATTAGACTTATAAGTTGCATGATAAAGATATAACTCTTTCATTATAATACCTCTTTCTTTATTTCTCATTTTCTATATATATTATATCAAAAATTTTTCAAAAATGCAAATATTTTTTTATTTTATAAGATACAATACTAAGATTACAATGCGCCGGCGAATTATAAGTAAATAATTGATACTAATTTCTTTATTATAGACAATTTAATTAAAACTTCTACTTAATAATAAGGAAGAATTTTGATTTTCAAAAGGAAAATTAAAAACTAACCTAATAACTTACAAGAGGTGAATTATGGATGCCTATCAACGACCTTATTTACAACGCGGACTTAGTTAACTACCCGCACATATGCACTTGCGGAACTTCTACTGACTCGTCTAATGGGGCTACAAAAGAAACCGAGAAAATCTATGTAATGATGCCTCCTCCTCCTTCTAAATTCCCGCTGTATCCAATTCCTTATCCTCCTTATCCTGTGCCAGATTGTGATTGCGATGATAAGGATAATGCAGTAAAACAAAGCGAGGTAGAAAAGAAGATTTGCCGACTGAGTAAAAAAGCTGCTACTCTTAGAACTTTAATTGAAAATATTTCTGAAAAGAATAAACCAGTTATTGTAAAATCTGGAGCTACATCTTATTCACTAGGTGAATTCAAGACAGTAGATAGTACAGATCCTGACATAATCAATGAGGACGAAAGTATTGAGTCAATTATTGAAATCCTCAAGGCTAAGTTAGCAGAGATTAAGGAAGAAATTAAAACTTTATCTGACGAGTTAACTGATTAATTAATGGGCGGCAGAAGTCGCCCATTTCTTTAAAGAGGTGAAATGAATGAATATGCAAATGAGTTATATCCTTGGTTTGCCAACTAATAGAGTATTTGCTGCTACTACTTAGGCAGATATTGATCAAATTAAGTCTTATGAAAAACCAATTGAAGAAATTCACAAGTATCAGCCTGATACAAAATATTTTAAGTCAACCGCTGGAAATGAAGTATGGGATGTTTATTCTTATAACCGTCATGCAGAAATGTTTGGTCCTGGCGCAGCAAAAGAAATAACTACTTAAGGTTAAAACGACCTAGGAGAAAATCCTAGGTCGTTTTTCTATACTATGTCTGCGTATCAAAAACTCTTTTCTTACAATGCGCCGCGAGTCCAAAAAATTGGACAGCCGGCAGTTCAAGGCTTTAAATAAAACAAAAGCACCGCAGTTGATACCGCGGCGCAATGTAGACTTAATCTTTTCTCTTGTAAAATTCCCATTCACTAACTTGAATAAAATTATGGCTATTTTTACATATAGGGCAATATAAATTCTTCAAATGCTTCCCTACACTCGTCATTCTTGAAGCTCTTTTATAAGCAATCATCTTATAATCACAATCTGGACAAACAAAAAATCTTGGAGATACAGTATGTTTCATTTCCTTCAACTCCTTTTTTACAACGCAAATCTATCTTCAATCGACATTTGACTTTCATACCCATTAATCTTGTCTTTATACTTCATAAGCATTATCTATGCTTCATGCTTTTCCCCTTTAACTGCTTTTTCAATCGCTCTATCTATTCCATTTGCTGGTAAAGCATTAGTTAAAAGAATTCCTTCAAGAAAGCTAAAATCATCAAATAAAAAACAATAGTTAATAAAGAATTGAATTTCTTTTTGAATGAATTCTCCTGCAATAGGTGTTGGATTATCTTTAAAAGCTTGAACTATTTGCTAAGTCTAATCATCTTTATATTCAAGAGGAATTCTGTCTAATGGAATCCCAACTCCATCTTCAAATAATATATAATAAAAGTAATAATCTCCACTTTTAGAATACTTCTTTTTAATCTCCAAAAGACATTCACCTCCGCGTCTCGCCGCCCTATCATAAAGTCAATAAAACTTGATACCGCGGCGCATTGTAAATTTAAAATTTAAGGGGAGAAAAATCTCCCCTTTTCTTTTATTCCTCCCAGTCAGGGTCAATCTCTCGGAAGTCATAATCTACCTCTTCCGCAGGAACAATTGACTGCTTTGCAAGTTCCAACCACTTTTCCTCTCTCTTCTTCTTTCTAATTGTCGCAGGGTCAGATTCCCATTCATAAATAGCTCCAAGACAGGAATAAGCAGGAGTAAATTTACCATCTTTTCTAGGAACATCATAAAACTTAGGAATTTTAACTCCTACTATTGCTCCTACATCAACAGTAAATCCTTCAAGTGTTGTGGTCGCAATAGGAAAAGTCATTTCTGTGGCAGAAATCCTACGAACACCTTCATAACGAGACTGGAGAAACTCCATTATATCCGCGAGTATTTGCGCCCTACAGGTACCCTCTATGTCAGTTTTATTTTGGACAGAAGTTAAATCCAACATTATCTTTTCCATTTAAACCTCACTTTTCTGCGGACTTCCGCGTTATATTTTTTTAAACGATTAAAGATTGGTTTTGGTTGATTAGAAATCAACCAATCCCTTCTCAGCAGCTTCCTTTGCTGCAGCGCGTCTAGCTTCATCTACAGCTATCTTCTTTTCTTTATTCTTCTTAGCTGTGGCTGCCTTTTCCGCTTTCTCTTCCAGATATTCCTCATAAAGCTCACGCATTATATTAAATTCGTAAGCACTATATACCTTACCCTTATCTGACGTATGCTCACGATAATCCTTAGCAGATGCATTTACACAAACAACACAGGGATACTCTTCTCCTTCTGCATCAACTGTACCTATTCTTACGGCATATTCCTTTACCTTAGAATTACCGCTTCCGTTTCTTACATATCCACAGTTTTCCTCTCCGTACTTCGCTATTAGGCACTCGATAATGTAATCCATAACGTCCTCTTTCATAGCCGCCTTTACCTTCGTCAACGAGTTATTCTTAGTCTCAACATAATTTGCCATTTTACATTTCTCCTTTTATTTTAATTTAATTTTTAACTATTTTTATCTCTTAGCAATTGATGGCTCATCCATGCTTGAAGGAATTGCTCTTATCAATCTTCCATTAACTTTATCGCTAATCTCCTTTATAGAACTAACTCTTACTCTTGTTTTATTACATACTTTTAGCCCCTCTGGAGTTTCCATTCTAATTATATCGCCTACCTTTGGAATTTTCTCATTTGGTGCAAGCTCAAAATCATATTCCTTACCACCAAATTCACCATTTCTTTTAAACTGAACAGAAATTATTGCCATAATCTTACCTCTTTCTTTGATTTTTATTTATTTCTCATTTTCTATAAATATTATATCATAAATTTTTTAAAAAATCAAATATTTTTATGATTCTGAATCTTCAAAAGTAAGCCATTTGTTTATATAATTTCTATCTTCCTTGAACAGAGGAATTCGATCATCTACGATCCAGCCCTTACCTCTATCCATTAAGCAACAGCTTCCTCTCTGGAATTTTAAAGGAATATTATGCCAAAGAATTCCTTTCTGCGTGGCAATCATTCTTTTAATATCTTCACAATTTTTCCCTTCAAGCTGTCTCTGAGAAAAGAAAAGCTGACCTAATCCTTGAACTGAATTTCTTATCGCGTCTTGTTGTCTCCAAATAAGACAATTACACACTTCTTCTGGAGGAATATTAAATACGCGGGAATCAAATGTTGCTCCTTTTATTGAAGCTTTTGAATAGGCTTCAACTAAAGTTGCTCTCCTTTTTTCCTCTTCTGAAAAAGTTCGATTCGTTCCGCCCTCATCCCAATCTGGAAAACTTTCTCTTCCATATGAATATATATTAGCGGTAAATTTTTGGTTAAAGGCACATGTTGCAAGACTCGCTGATACGCTCGCTATTTTTTGAATGTTATTATTAAACCATGCCGTAGTATTAAGGGTTTTATAATCACAAAGAACTAAAGTTATTTCATCAGATTGAGTATATCCAAAAACACAATTTTGAATATTTTCACAAAGATACTTCATTGTATCAGTCATAGTTTTGTTTAAAATTAAATCATAGGGTTTGTCAAATTTCTTTGTAAAGGAATGGAAATGACAACCATCAACGCGGACAATAACTGGCGTCCTCCGAGTCAAATAATTTCGTGTTACATTTTCATATGTTTTCATTCTATCTCCAAGAGAATCTCTTTTATTACTCATATTTTTCTCTCCTATCTTTTAATTACAAAAAATCACTAATACGTTTATTAGTTATCTGATAACAATATAACTTATCTTGATAATTTAAATAATCTCCATATGAATTAAATATATATAAATAAGGTTCATTAGCCTGTTTAAAATTTGAAGGTGTATAAGCATACATTTCTTTAAAATTTCCAAAAGCTAAATGTTTTTTCTTTAAAACTTTAGGGAGAATTTTATTATACTGCTTGTAAAACCCCGAATTTAATATGATAAAGTTTTCTATTTTATTTTGTGGATTATTTATATCTTGACGCAAATAGAAATAACATTTTATAAAGTCTATTAAATATCTCATTACCAAACCTCAATAATATCTATCATATCTTTTGCTTCTTTAAAGAAATTATCAGTTAGTCGGTAAAATCTTGCAATTCCACCATTAGGAAGACTAATTGCAATACTTTCAACTAAATTATCCTTCATAAAACGAGTAAGGCAACCAGTAATTGTTCCATTGTGAACAAAATATCCTTGTTCCTTTATCTGCTTTGTAGATAACCAACCACAATCTTTCTCTTTGTTCAATTCATCTTTACAACGCTTTGTAAAGAGTATATTAAGAACTTTCTTATGATTTTCAGTAAAAGGCTTAAAATTTGTAATTTCTATCATGTTACTGTTTCCTCTATTTCTATAATCTTAAAATCTAATCCTCTGCTTTTTTCTAAATACTTTTTAATTTCATAAAGCACCGCGATATTAAACTCTTTACCTAAGATTACTCGAATATCTCTTTCATTGTATATAATATCTATGCTGCTATCGCGAGATATAGCTTTAAAAATCCAAGCTTTCAATCTTTCTCACCGCCTAAATACTCCCAACTAAAAGTTCCAGAGTTATTATATTCATCAAGTAACCTATATCCAAGTTCGTCCAAGTCCTGCCAAGTGTAAGCGATACTATCAAACTTTTCTGCAAGTTCTTCAGCAGTAAAGCAAACAGTATCAATCTCATCTCCATCTTCGTTATAAAGTGTAAATAATACCATAAATTAACCTCTTTCTTTAATTTTTATATTATGGAAGAATTTTTATTTTATAAGCATTACTCTCTAAATCTGCGATTTGTATTAATCCCTTGTCTTGTAACCTTTTTATTCTTTCTCGAATTTTTGCAATTGTTGTTCCAGAATGATAACAACCTGCTGAATTTACTTTATACATCCAAATAAAATCAATTCCAAAAAAATATATTTGAGAAAATTCTGCCATATGTTTTTTAATATACCAAAGCATCATGCAATCTTCTTTAGCAATTAATATTTCTTCGTTGGATAGATATTTAAAAATATCTGGAATATAATTAAATTCTAGATATGGAGCAGCCTTATCATTAATATCTACCGGCGCAAGAAAATGCTTCTCCTTTAATATTGACTAATATTTTGTTATTGTATTATATTTTATATTATCAATATAATTATTTAAATGCTTAGCAGTAGCATTTTTCTTTAAAATTAAATACTTATTTTCCTATTTATTATAGGATGACATTAAATAATTGAGACAATAAATGTAAAATAATTTATCATTAAATAGATATAAAATATCATTGATGGTTATTTCTTTTTCTGCCTCTTCTTGTCTTAATGCCTTCGCTTTATCTGCTTCAACTTTGACTTTTATTGATGCTCGTATCGTTTCATCGTTATTCCATCTTCTATTATATCCACTTGGAAAATAGCAATCGTAATATATGATATAATAATCTTCCCAATAATCTAATTCTTCTTTTGCAACTTCTTTAAGTAATTCAAAGGTAAAATTTTCTTCTCCTTCTATCTAAATAGTCATATCAATAAATTGGTTTGAATGACCATCGTAATGCTAATCTAATCGACCTCCACATTTTTTTGATTGACCTACATAAATTTTACCATTAAGCTTGTTTGTAATTTTATATATACCTACCATATTGACACCTCCAAAATATATAAAATTTTAAATAAAATTTTATATCTTATATAAATATTATACCATATTTTTATGAATTTTTCAAATATTTGATTTTAATAAATAGTAAAATTTTATTAAAAATTTTGTAAATAAATTAAAATTTTTAACAAAATCATATATCTAATTAAAAATTCTTATAAGTTAAATTAAGCATCCCTTAATTTCAACCATTTCGGAAGGATTAAACTCTTCCCAAGAACTATTAGCATCATCATATTCACACACACTCTTCAATTCCACATTCACAAAAACTCCAACAGTAGTTACATAGACATAACCACTTTTTGAAGTATTATCTATACAAACTAAAGTATAGCCATCAGGAGTTTCAAAAATATCACCTTTGGTTAAATTCATAATTTTCTTCTTCATAAATAATACCTCTTTTCTTTATTTTCTATATATATTATACTAAAAATTCTTTAAAAATACAAATATTTTTTTGTTAAAAGAAATTTTTAGTTTACAATGCGCCGCGGTACCATAAATCTTTACTTCGCCAATTGTCCAAAAAATTGGACTCGCGGCGCATTACAAGCGAAAGATAAAATTAAAGCGCCACGATTGGGCCGCAGCGCATTATAATTTTTAACAAGCATAATAGCCTGATTTAGTAATTATTGAAGTAAGCTCTGGATGGGGAAGTCGAATAATTTCTTCTTTAAACTTATTTTTCTTTCTCAAATCTCTTATTTTCTTAAATGTATTATAATCACTCCATTCAACAGTGCGTATATATTTATCCAATTCAAAATAAGTAAAACCTAAATTGTCTTCATCACTTTTTCCACAAAGACCATCAGAAGGAGCTTTAAAAGCAAGGTCTTTCGAAATGCCAAGCCACTTTGTAAAGTTCTTAACCTCAGTGCAAGTCAACTGAGCTATCGGCGCATAAGCTCCACAATCGTCGCCAAATAGCGTAGAATATCCAATAAATGCTTCACTAAAATTCGCTGTGCAAATTACCTTACCACTTACTGTCTGAGCAACAGCAAATAAAGTTGCCATTCTAATTCTTGCTGGTAGGTTAATTTTTGCCTGAGAGCTCATGTCATCAATAAGATTTATTCCATTGGCAATAGATTCAACTGCTTCTTTTATATTTATTTCAAATGATGTAATTTCTAATTGTTTACAAACATTTCTGGCATCTTCAATATCACTTTGAATTCCGCTTGGCATTAAAACTCCAATAACATTTTCTTTTCCAAAAATTTTTGTTGCTAGCGCGGCGCAACAAGTTGAATCTTTACCTCCGGAAATTCCAATTATAAATTTAGAAGTATTTGTATCTATTGCCCATCTCGACCAGTCAAAACGAATAGCGTCGTAAATCTTTTCCCAAGGAAGCTCTCCAGTATATTTATTATCCATTATATTCCCTCCATCTCCAAATTTTTATCAATTCTTGTTCTTATATCGTTAAATCTTGTGCGATAAAGATTACCATTTTTAAAATAAGGATAAAAAGCACTAATTTTTTCAAAGTTCTTAAATTCTTCTTCATTTAGCTCGCTCTTAACTTTAAGTTCTCCATTTTCCCAATAAGGAACACAAAGTCCTTTAAGCGATTTCTTACTACTAAAATTCTTAGGGTCTTTAAAAATTTGAAGTTCTTTTCCGTCAGAAGTCTTTCCATATGTTGCTTTAATTGCAATTGAAAAAGTATCACGAGTAAAAGGCTTAAGTTCCTTTTTTTCCTCTATTGCTTCCATAGAAAATGAACCAACGCCAAGACTTACACAATTTGCTGCGAATCCTTTAAGAGCAAGATTTTCATAAATTTTCTTTGCTCTCTGAATTGTTATAGAGTCTCCATAAACAGCTTTAACTTTGGGATTTAATTCTATATAGCCTTTAGAATTTTTATTTCCTCCAAAAAATTCATAAAGGGTTTCAACCATTCCTTTATCCTCATAAGTTGTGTCTCTAAGAAATTTAACTTCCCATTCCCAAGCAGTTTCATTTCTTCCATCTATATATGCCCTTTGATATATCTTATAAATACCATCAAAGTGCATATATTTAACTCTTATTTCAAAATCATGCCCATAGGTATCAAGAATATATTTTACATGACTATCTGCCCAATCTAAAAGTTTTTCCTCAATTTCATTCATTGCGTGATCGTGATATATTTTAATTATATCATTCATATCTATTACAGGAATTCCACAAAGTGCAGCAACTGGCTCTGCACTATCATGCCTTAGCCCAATAAAACCTTCATGCTCTTCAATTTCTTTCTTTAAACTAGGTAATACTTCCGTAGCGATACGCCAAAAATTATAGCTATCTGCAACAGCTGCAAAACTAGTCTTAGGATAAATTTCAGTTAAAAGTCTACGATAAGTTTCTCTTTCATCACCGCAGATTGCAAAATCAGAAGTCATAACAGAATGTTCAGTAGAAGTCAAACCTCCAATTATAACAGGTTCAACATCTTTATAAATTTCCTTAATTTCAAATCTTGCTCCAACAGTAGAAGAATTATAAAAAGTAGTAAGCCAACCAAGTGAAGAATTAACTGCGCTTTCATAACTCTCTTGACCACGCATTGAAAAATCACAGCATCCTCTCTTCCAAGTGTCTACATTATCAACTGTCATATTATAGTAATATTTAACAATCTTTCCATATTCATATCCAACAGTTGCACTTATAGAGGGATGCCATATCAGACATGAAAGCAAACTTTCAATGCTTTGTGCTACAAAACAAAAATCTTTATGTGTAGAGCGAATTTCAATTGCAGGAACTTGCATAGGAACGAGAGTTCCCTCAGGGAGTGCATTAACTTCAATAGGAAGATAGCCAAGATCATGAAGTGCTAAAACTTTTTCTAAAGTTTTGTCTACTACTTCTTTAGTATATCCAAGGCCATTCATTAAAACATCATAATATTCTTGTTTAATTTGTTCCTTTGAAACATCAAAAAACGTTTCATTAAAATCTTTATATAAATATTTGTAACAAAAACTACTAAGTCCAAAAAACACCATTTTATCTATTTTTTTCAATCTAGATGAACGTGGAGTTAAATAAGAAGTAAAATGAACTAATTCTGGTCTATATTGATTTAGATGAGTAAGCTTATAAAAATCTGTCTTTAACATTGAATTATACATACATTCCTCGCTCCTTTAAATAATCTAAACTTATATTTTTTATATCATAATAAGGTATTGTAATTAATTTTATACCATTTATACTACAATAATCTTCTTTTTTTAAATCATAACGCTGCTATCTTTTTAAATAGTTTTCTCCTCCAAAGTATTCAATTGCCTAATAATGTTGAATACCATTAAATTCAATTAAATTAACAAGCTATCCCTATGAATTATATATTCCAAAATCAAAACGTAAAGAGATTTTATCACCTTTTAAATCTGGAAAGGTTATTTGTGTCTTATAACTAATATTATTATTTTCAAAAATTTCTTTCAATTTTAATTCTCCCGCAGATGAAGAGCCACACCATTGACATCCATTGAAGTCTTGATTGATAATATGATCTCGTCTAACTGAATATAGGGTAGGATTTCCACAGTTACACTAAATCCAATAATAAATTGAACTGCTTTTATTGAACTATGGATTTTCATTTCTTTTTATAACTTTATATCTTCCAATTTGCTATCCTGATAAATCCATAAATTTTCCACCTAAACAGCCACAACTTTTTACTTCTCCAGAAGTTAAATTACTTCCTTTAACAATTACAGGTTCAGGATTACCACAGTCACATAAACATTTCCAATAAATACAGCCATTCCTTCTTTCTTTTATCTCTTCTATAACTTTTAATTTATTGAATTTCTTTCCTGTAAGATCTATTTTTCTTCCTAAATGAGAATATTTTAAGTCTGGATATTTTTCAATAATTTTATTCCATATTTTATAGCTATATCTTTGGTATCCCATTTTAAGGAAAAAATCTTTTTTTGTCTAACTTTCATTTATTAGTTTTTGTAACTATTCTTTACTATAATTCTACCATTTGCTAGGCATAATTATCCCCTCCTAATTCTTTTATTTATTTCGTAAAAGTTATTATAGAAATATCTTTTTTTCTTTATTTCTATAATAATTATAGCAAAAATTCTTTAAAAATACAAATCTTTTTTAAAAATTTTAACCTATATTACGCCGCGGCGCACTGTAGAACAAATACTAATAGTATAAAATATATTATAAAAAATCAAAATAATCTTTTTTGACCCTTCTTTTATTATATTCTTGTTTTAAATCTTTTACTAAACTTTTAGTTCTTTGTATCTTATCTTGTTTATCTTTTGAAACTTGTTTAATAAACTTTGCTTTATCTCTAAAAATAGCTTCTTCCTCTGGGGTTAATCCTAATTCTATCAATTTACTCATTAATTCATTTAATTGTACTTTTAATTCATCTAAGGTTAATGATCCATCTTTACAATTGGTATAAAAATAAAAATGATTATCTGAATCATAAACAATATAACCTTTATCTATCAATTCAGTTTTCGCTCTCTTTGCAGTACTTTCACTTACGTCATAACTTTTCTAAAAGTCTTTTGGTGAATAAGCAAAGTCATAATTATCCTAATTTTGAGCAAAATATAAATATAATTTTAATGCACTTGGAGTTAAATTCTTTGCTGCTTCTTGAAGTTCTTCAATAGAAATCTGCATAAATGGCTTCCCTCCTGTTTTATCAATACGTTTTTTAATCGTACCATTATGCTAATTTGCATACGTCATATTAACAACTCCCATTTTTTATTTTATTTACTCCTCTTCAATAATGAATAATAATAAAGATAGGAGGAGGTGGGAGTAAACCTCCTTTTAAATAGAGTAGCTAATTCTATTTCCTATCATATATTATGTAATAATTATATCATAAGAATCTAAAAAAATCAATCATTTTTGACCTTTATTTTTGAACTATACGTATCAAATTTAAGCTAATTTCAAATGTAGTATAGTTCAATAATGATACATAGTAATTCCAAATTTTAAATTAGGGCTGTATTAAAAATGAACCCGTTCAGAGGTCAGAAATAATACAGCCCTTATAACAAAATTTAAATAACAAATATATAATATATAATAAATAAATATTATAGATAAAATAGAATTGTGCCCTACGGGCATCCTTTTTTAAATTTTTAACCTATATTGCGCCGCGATAGCAAACCCTTAGATATAGATATTAAAAATCTATATTAAAGTTTCATCAAGCCGCGGCGCAATGTAAACTAAAAAAGGCTTGGTTTTATCCAAGCCTCCTAAATTTAATACTCTATTTATTATTTCTATACGCTTAATAGTCAATAATACTATTAACAAAATCATCGACATTATTTTCAAAGTTGTTTAAAGACTGTAAAGATTCCCAAAGTTTTTCTTTATAATAAGTCGATTGAACCCATTTACATTCCTTATCACTCCAAAAATTCAAACCCACTTCCATACAAGTGGTATTTATTTCCTCTTCTTCCCCAATCTTTTCTATTATACTAAGTACATCTTTGTTTGGAATAAAAACAATAGAATAATCATAAATAGCTTTTCCAACTTCATCAACAGACTTAAATATAACCTTTTTCACATCATTGGATATGCCATTCTCACAATCAAAGCCTATATTATCGCCGCCCCAACATATTATAAAAGAAAAACTTTTATATCTATTTTCATATGCTAAGCACGCTTCCTTTGTTTCAAACCTTCTTCCATTATCACTTTCATAAACAACTTTCATAAATAAACCTCATTTCTTCTATTTTCATTTTCTATAATAATTATAATAAAATTTTTTTTAAAAATGCAAATATTTTTATGAATCTATAATACATTATAAGATAAAATTTTCTCTTCTTAATGTATTCATATAGCGTATACACATTAGTGTTATTTCATGATAATTATTATTTTCAGCGATAACAATAAGATCATCTAAAAATGCATCATAAGACCCTGATTTTAAAAGAACTTCAAAAAATTCATATGCTTTATAATAATATATGTATTCAAGCATCAAAAACCCTGTTTCATCTGGAAAAACATAAAACAAATGTCTAAACAAAGAATGTCTGTCTCTAGCCAATTCATGTGTCTCTGGTGCCCATGTAATAAAAGAACTTCTTCCTAGGTAGCTAGTAGTTCGAATGCCCCATTCAAATTCTTTAAATCTAAAGGTTATAACTTTATTTATCATTACTTTCTCCTAATAATAAAAGGCTTAGATAAAATCTAAGCCTTGATTGTTAAGGTGCAATAAGTTCATCAATATCTGTCTGAACATCAGCAATTTTCTTGCTAATTGTTGTTCCAAAATCAAAACAGTCGGCATATTCTCTGTAAATAGCTTCCGTAATCTCATTGGTAAGAACTCTAAAAGCTTTAAATGCCGCCCTTACTGCCTTAGCTCTTGCAATAGCCTTCGCCGTCTCAATATCGGAGTTATCTCCCTTTTTAAGCCTTGCAATGCCCTTGTATTCAACATTGATAGTATTCTTAGGCTTCTCACCTCTAAGACCTATATAAAGAGCAGTATAGCGCTTAAGTTCATCATTCTCCATAGCAGGCTCAGCAAAGCAAATAACAGCGCCATCATTGATCACATAACGATAAGTAAACTTCATTCTAAATCTCTTAAACATAATATTTTCTCCTTTTTAATTAGTCCTTATTTTCATCAAAAACCATATTAAGAAAATCAACAAAACTTATATCAGTCTTGTTACTATAATTAGCATTAGTCTTAGTCTTTTCATTTACACCTATCTCATTAATAAACTCATTAAGAATATTAACAAATTCATTATTTTCATTACTCTTATTCTTATTTTTATTCTCTACTGACTTTTCGCAAGTTTTGTTAGAAGATTCTCTAGGAATGGCTGTCTTCTTTCCGTGTTCAAAAAAATTAAAATTATAAGTAATATTTATGAGATTGGAATACTTTTCATTAAAAGCATCAATTTCATATTCTACATCAGAAATTTTTTCTTTAATCATATCAAGGTCTTCATTCATATAATATTTCTGCTGCTCTTCCTCCTGATGACCACTCAAATGATCAATAAGTTCGGCAATATTATTAAAAACCTCTCCACAAATTGAACACTTATATTCCATAATTACTTATCCTCCTTATTAAATTTTGTCTTGGCATCAATAACAGCTTGATTACCAGGAACTCCATCAAATAAATACTCAAGATAACCTATGTATTCATCACTAACTAAATTAACAGCGCCACATCTTTCGATGATTTTATTAGTTAATTTAGAACCATCTTCAAGTTCCTTTACTTTTTTCTTTTCAATAACATTCTCACAAATTAAAGAATTAGTTCCTTTAGCATAAGTCATCATGCCACCACAAATCTTACAACGACAAAACTTAATTCTCTGTGCTGAACGCTTTTGCTCGTCATAAGTCTTCGTCTTCTAAGTGCTACCTTTTATACCCAGCTTCTTATTGATTTCTTTAAACTCATCTACACCATAATACTTACGTCCATTACTCATAATTATCTCTCCTTTAATTAAAGCTCTTCTTCAAAGCAATATTGAAGATATATCATCATTATAATCATATGAATCCTCATGATCTTGCTGACGTCTTCTTCTAAATTGTTGATGACGCTTCCTATCAGCCTTTCCATTAAAATCCTTCTTCTTTTTACGTCGTTCTTTATCTTTTTCTTTATTTTGACGACGTTCATCGTAAGAGCGCTCCACTCTTATCTCATTATTCAATTGCTTCCTCCTCCATTATTTCAGCTATAAGATTATCATCAATATAATTCTCAAATATTGCATAATCTTCAACTTGTATAAAATCAAAGCTATCCATAAAATCTTTTCTCCTTTTAATTTTAATTTTCTTTCCGATTTTCTATAATAATTATATCAAAAATTTTTAAAAAAATCAAATATTTTATAGCTTATATGCAAGGAATAACACGCATTCTTCTCTTTCTATTTGCTCTAATATTTGTTTTACTTCATTCCAGTCTCCTCCGCCGCGACAACAACCAATTTGAAAAGGAATAGCTATTGGTATCTGTGCATAGTTAGGGAGTAAATCAGATTCTCGAATTCTTCTTATCGCATTAATAAACCCATTCTTTAATGCTTCATAATTTGTATATTGGTGTCCATCATATCCATAGCCATATTGTCCAAAGATATTAATTACTTCACGAATATCATTTACTTGAACAATTAAAGAATGACCTAACATTTCTTTCCCCGGCAGTATGTCTTTATTTATTTCAATAAAATCTTGATACTTTTCAAAAACAATAGGATAAGTTTCTCGTATTTGCTTAGCAACTCCAGAATTCATTTTACCCATACAATTTACTTGATGGGCAATATAAATACAAGAACTCTTTAACAAATCTCCATTTATTATCTCCATATTACCTCCCAAGCATTAACTTAACTTTTTCATTGACAAGCCAAGAGGGAAACTCATTGAGAAGATTAAAATAAGTAATTTTATCAATTCCTTCAACAATAAAGAAATCAGCATTGTCTACATAGCGTCCTTCCATATCATCAAGTTTCTGAAGAAAATCAAAGTCATCATCAATTCCTAATCCAACAAACTGCCAGAAAATTGGAAGTCTGGATGCTTCCTTTATAGTTAATTCTGAATCATTATGATCAAAACAATCTCCATCAGTTAAAAACAAAACATAAGAAGGAAGTTTAGAATTAGAATAATTATCAATGACATTTTTCATAACGGGAGCATACTCTGTACCACCCATAGAATATCTTATAGTTTCCCTTTCTATATAATTGGTTATATTATTAAGCGTAACATCAGGCAATCTATGATACCCATTTTCAAAAATCCAAACTTCCATAGTTCCATTATCATCAAATTCCATAGCCATTGGAAGAATCTTCTCTAGAACTTTCTGAACTGTTCCGTTGTTATATAGCGGACGCATAGAGCCAGAAAAGTCAAGAACAACTCCTACTTGAGCTTTAAGTCCATTAAGTACGGGCTTCATTAAACAAACTTTATGGACTTCATCTTTAGCAAGATTTATCTTCTTTGTTAAATCAATAGAAGGTTCAATTGAAATGTTCTGTTTTACATAAATATCAACATCATTTTGATTTTGAATTACCTGTCCCGACGCATCATCAATCTTGTTATTCTTATTAAACATCTTATTAAAAAATCCCATATTAATCTCCTTTTAAATTATTGTTAACAAAAGCTTCAATGATTTCAATTATATTTTCAATTTTTTTTCTTTCTTCTCCAGTATACATATATTCAAATTCTTCCCAGTGCCAAAAGCACATATCATCATTACTCAAATGAATAAAAAAGTTGATTCCTTTCTTTAGCCCGTCAAACATGCGTTCATCTATAATTCTAGCCCATTTAGGGTTGAGAAAGCCAAAAAGAACTTCTGCGGCTTTATCTGTGTGACAATAAATAATAGAACACTTTATAAAATAATCAAGAATTTTTTCTATTTTATTTGTATGCCAAAAAGCTTCAATATCTATATCATTAAGCTTTATTTCATTAAATCCCTTATCTTCTATTCCTAAATCAACAAACCAAATATCATTAGATACTGAATTAAGAGCATTGCTATCATAAGTATAACCTTCTTGAATATTTTCAAACTTAGTTCCATCATAAGCAATATAAATTCTTTTATTATTCATATTAAAGCTCCCTTAAGTAATTATAATACTCATGAAAATTCTTAATAACAGTCCAATTATTGTTACAAGCAGCCATGTTATTATTATATTCGTCAAAATTATCATTACACTCATAGAAAAAATAGCATAGCTCTCCTTCAACAGCATTTACATTTTTAAATCCACAGGCAATTGCAGAAATAACAAGATTTAAATGAGAATGCTCAGCAAAAGATTCAAAAAAGCCACTACCCAAAACTTCATCTACCTTATTATAAAAATCTTCATTTTCATGAAAAGCAACACGAAGTTGATGTATTATAGCAATAAAAGAAGCCTCAGTCATTTAAACCCCTCCTATGTCATAAGAATCATTAATCTCTTCTCCTAAGTAATCAAGTGTCCACTCTATTGCTCCATTACCATCTCTCATTCTATAAATCCATTCAATGCATTCTTTTCCAATTTCTTTTTCTGTTATACGGTTTTCTTTAAAATCTTCTGCATAACCTTTAATAAAAGTATCAATGAAATAATCTTGCCAGTTTTCGATCAAATCTTCTTTTACCTCTTCAGGAGTTACTCCTTCAGCTTCATATTCTCTTTTATCAACAATATCATTGTTATAGTAAAATCTAAGTTCTAAAGCCATATCTTAAAATACCTCTTTTCTTATTTTCTATATATATATTATATCAAAAATTTTTAAAAAATACAAATATTTTTATGCTTTTATTCTTACAATTCGCCGCAATATCAACTTTTTAGACAAGACTTTAAATTTTATCACATTAAGGATTTTCAAAGGGCGCCGGCGCAACGTAAATTTAGCAATAAAATAAAGCACCGCAGTTGATACCGCGGCGCATTGTAGATTTAAACCTTTATGGATTCCTGTTTAATCCAAGACAATCTTAGTGTATTAGCTGTATAATAATTATCAATTCCATTTTCCTTTAAATTCTCATAAAATTCTCTTGCAGAAGGCATAGTATGAGTAATATAAAGGTCAACCTGAGCAGCACCCATCTCTCGTAATGCTTTTGCGGCGTATTTATAGGTTCCGCCACGAATTATCAAATCGTCACGAATGAGTATCTTCTTTCTTTCAATGTCTTCCCTATCTGCGATGATTTCATAGCTAATAATCTCACCAGTATCAAGATTACGCTTCTTCATTCCGTAACGATACTTAACATTTGGATATATCTCAGAATATTTTGCTCGACTTCCTTCGTCTGGATAAAAATAAAGGTCATATCCGCTAGGTAAGGCTGGATACATGATTAAACATTTATTGATAGAACTTTCTACAACTCTGCTATGAGGGTCATAAATTATTACTGTATCAAAATTAGCATCGTTAATTAGCTGTGCAAAGTATTTAAAAGAAAAAACTTTATCACCTATAGGACGGTCCATTTGAGCATAACAACAAAAATGAATTTTTAATCTATTAGGTTTAGTATGATATACTAATTCATCATAATACTTCTTGTAAAGCAATAGATTAAAAATATCTTCATTATTTTCAAAAATTAAGGTAAAAGTATCTAGATGGTTATGAAGAAAGGTATTAGCTTTATTATAATATTTTTCTCCATTAGGAAAGGTTCCGCCAATTATATTCTCATCATTAAATAAAACCATAAGTTAAATCTCCTCTCCTATAATATTTATTTGCTGACATTTCATTACTAACATTGCTGCATCATGATCTTCTTTTGTTAATCCTGCACAGCAACTAGCATCGACAGTTATCGGAAGCCAAGGATAATGTGCCCTGAGCAGACAAGCGTTAGCAGCAATACATATACTCGAAACAAGTCCTATAATTTCAATTTCTTCTAAATAATTAAAATCTTCAAACTTCTTATTATAAGCTGCCTGTATTGCAAAAGGTAAATCTATATATCCAAAAGTATTCTTTTCAACGACCTGAATATTTGCACCTTCTGCAGCGGCATAAATTTCAGGATCTATATTCCAACCCTCAGTTCCTTTTATACAATGAGGAATAGGAAGATTCTTCCCTTCAAAAGTTTTAAGATAATTATCATCATGAGTATCTTTAGTAAAAATAATACAATAATCCTCATTTGCTTTTTGCTTAATTTTTTCAATCATTTTTGGCTTTCTTTTGATTGCCTCTTCATTTCTTAAAGCTAAATCAAAAAAATCTCTCTGCAAATCTATACAAAGTAATATCTTCATTCTAATCCTCCTTAATCTACTTTAACGCTATATTTAGTTTTTGATGACTTTATAGTAGTTTTATATGTAAGTCCTGTCTCATTACTTAGTTCAATACACAAATCTACTGGCTTCCAAAGATGATAACCCGTCATATACTGAATGTTCTCTTCTGTAAGTATCTCATACTTTCCAGTATACTTACATTGAGAAAAATCTCCGACCTCTGCCCTTCCATGAGGTGAAAAAATATAAAGCTTCCCATCGACCAATATAAGCCTTTTAATTTCCATTATGCAACCTCTCCTTCTTCAAAGAAACTATAAGTATCGTGACGACTGTATCCAGAATAATCAAAAAGTTTCCCATTACCATTATAATCATAGCCATAATTCCAATCATGAATATCATTAATTTCATTAGAAATATCTTCAAATACCTTTATTGTATTTAAGAATCCAATTTTTAAAATTATATTAAGAATAAAATCATCTGAAAAATCACAACTAATATCATTAATTCTATTTATTTCATTAGAAATAAAATTATTAACCCTACCCAAAATAAAAAGCTTATCTTTATCTTGTGCTACAGCTGAAATTGTTTTAACTCTTTCCTGAATATATATTGGAATATTATTATAAATTCCTACATAATTAATTTCAGACAAAACTTCTTTTAAAGACTCACTTGCTTCTTCATATATACTAATTTCTTCATCACAAAGATTAGAAATTGCTTTGCCTACTCTTTTATAACCTAAAAAATTTTCACTATTATAGTCAGAAAAATCTTCTTCTTCATCTATCCATTTTTCAGCATATATATCTGTTATAGGAATTTTTATAACCCAATTAGTTTTTTTCTTGGGAACAATACAAATTTTAGTTAGTCCAGAAAGCACGTCATATTTTTCAGTGGGAATAATTTCAAAAGGAGTGTCAAGAGAAGAATAAAGAGCAGCATCATCGGCATCTATTTCTCTATTTATAACTTCTTCACTGATATATACTCCATTTGCATTATCACCTAACACCTCTTTTACAATTTCCATAATTTCATTCTTGTCATAAATCATATAGAAATACCTCTTTTTCTTATTTTATATATATATTATAACAAAAATTTTTAAAAATTGCAAATATTTTTATGATTATGCATATATTATTAAAATTACAATACGCCGCCATACCATAGCTCTCTATGATACCGCGGCGCGTTGTAATTTTATTCAACCTTTCCTATATCAAACATGAAATTTCCATTTGATACAACCTTAGGATATGTTCCATCCCAAGATTCTATTATCTTATACTGAATAACCTTTTCACTTAAAGAAGCTTCAATCTCCTTATTTGCCTGTGCTTGTGCATCAGCAACGGCTAAAATTCTATTGGCTTCTGCTTCTGCTGCAATAGTTTTCTTTTCAGCCTCGGCTTTAGCCTTTACAATTTCTTGCTCCTGTTCTGTCTTTGTTCTGAGCAAATTCTGCTCTGCCGCGGTCTTCTGCTCGATTGCATCATTAAAGGTCGTAGAAAAGTCAAAATTTACAATATTAAATTTTTCAATATAAACGCCATAACCGTTAAGCTTTCCATTGAGAAAGTCCTTAACACCTTCTCCAACTTCAGTACGACGAGTAATAAGCTCTTCTGCTGTATACTGACTTGAAATTGCCTTCATGCCCTCTTGTATTGCAGGAGCAATTAAAACATTTTCATAATCCATTCCAATGTTCTGGTAAACGCTTGCAGACGAAGTAGAATTTATTCTATAATTCACGGCTATTGTTGAACTTACAGCCTGCAAATCTCTTGATACAGCATCAGCATCAGACTCATATTTCTGTATCTTATTAGATACATCTACAACATGAGTTATAAATGGAGTTTTTAAATGGAAACCCTCTGGAAAAGTATCATTTGATACTTTTCCAAGAACTACCTGAACTCCAGTATGGCCTGCTGGGACTATTGTTGAACTAGCAATAAAAGTTGTAATTGCAAGACCACCGATAATTCCAGCAACAAATTTACCAGCAATATTATTCTTTTTCTTATTTTCTGCACTCATATCTTTTTTTTCTCCTTTTATACAACTATATATTTTAATTTAATTATTCAATTATATATTACTACATAAAGAGTTGATTATACTACCCACTTCTTTACAAGCTCATATATATCTTCCTCACACTCAATATAGGTTTCGTTCCATTCAGCCGATGCTAAAATTGCAGCTAGCTGAGATTTAGCATTAACCTTAAATCTATGAAATCTATCAACAAGATAAACATCCGCTGACACAGTATTAACTGCCGCAACAAAAGCCATAACATCCTTCATACCTACAAGCTCAATCCTATTCTTCATTAAAATTCCTCCTTTTATTTTTTCCCAAAAACATCAATATAACTTCCCCACCTAGTTATCTGTTCACCGCTCGCCAAATCCTCAACTGCAATTATTGCCGCCCAAATAATATCTCCTACTTCGTTTTCACATATATCTTCTTGTGAGCAAATTAAAACTTTATAATGTCTAGCGAAATTAAGTACAGTTTGTGCAAATATGGAAAATCCAACTTCCTAATACTCATCATACTTTATATAATCCGCAACCTCTGGAAAAGAAGATTTAAGTATATCATCTCTCTATATAAAAGGTCCATGAATATAGAAAAAATCAATTAACTCATCAACAATTGTCCAGTCCATAATTACCTCCTTTCAATTATCTTTATAAATTAAATTTTAGACGCCTCGTAGTCTCTTTACTTTTTATTCTTAAAAAACCAATTAAAAAATATCTCCCATATAAATTTTGAAGTTAAATAAATTAAATAAATAAAAATTATAATTTTAACCATTGCAATACCCTTTCTATTCGATGATTCGATTTATTTAAATCAAGATAAATATTACCAAGATACCACCAAGCTATTGCTCCTAATATAATAAAAATTCCTGCTAAAACTGCATTATGTGCAATTTCAATTATTCCAAGTCCAATTATTCCTATAGGAATAACTATTCCAATAATAAACATTAAAATTAAATCTATAATATAAATAAAATTTACCAAAGCCTTTTTAAGAAGCCTCCTCATTTAGTATAACCTCCTTATACTCCTATATTAAAAATCTTAACTAACTTCTTCGTAGGTAACGAATCAATCCACTCCTTTGCAACACCATCATAAGCCTTAAACCAAAGAACAGGAGTCTTTGCTATCTCTCTTACAAATTCACTAAACTCTCTTCTTCCTCTTTCAGGGTTCTCTTTCTTCCACTGGTTAACTCTATCCTGAACAATTTCTGCTCTAGACTGAATCTCGTTCCATTCAGCTCTAATCTTATCAAAAAAATCACTTAACTCTCGAAAATAAGTAAGTAACTCTACATCTTCTCCACTTCTAATTAAATCAAGAGCATACTCAGTAGTTATATTATGATTGTTTATTGCTCTATGAAGCTCAAAATACTTTAGAGTCTTTAATTTAACTCTATGATTATACTTATCCTTAATAACAATTCCCTCGGTATTAGAATCAAAAGAATTAACTAAGTCTCTATAATCCTGCTCATTTTCCAGTATATACTGCGCCGGCTTGGGTAATCCTATGTCTATATCTAACTCCTCTAAGGTATCATTATCACGAGTTAATATATGGAATAACTGAGGCTTGTCATATGAAACAACTATTTTATTAAATTTACTACATAATTCTAAACAAGTAGTATGCTTAGGATTTAATTTAGAATAATCGAAACCAACCTGCGCCGCGACATCATCAAACAAATCCTTAAAAGAATTATAGCCAGGGTAAGACAAATCTGCCTCATCTGCGTCAAAAGTAGAACGAGTTCCCACATGCCACTCATCATCATAGTAGTAAATGAATATTAAAGTTCCATCCTCCTTGCGACTAGCCGTAGCAGTATTCCAGTCTATCTCATCACAGCCATACTCTCCTAAGTTAAAGAACCGATAGAAGCCATATCTGACTACTCTCCAAGTCCCCTTCTCCAGAATCAACCCTCTAGACTCACGAGTTATCTCCTTTAAAGTATCAGACTCTATCTGATTATAGTTAAATAATATCAAATTCCCCTTCTTCTTTATCTTTAAAGAATAAGGAGGGGCAGTAAGTAAATCTTCCCAATTCTTATTAGCTTTTATAAACTCAACAATCTTTAACATTAAAATTCTCCTTTAAAATAACCAAGAAACAATTCCATCTGTTGCAATATAAAGAATAATTCCACACAGAAGTACAAGACTAATATTTAAAATTCTTTCTGGAACGGTTTGCTTTTCAAAAAATTTCTTAGTTAGATAATTAAGAAAAATCAATACTACGGGAATTATAATAACATTTAGAACTATCATTTTATTATCACCTCTTCATTTTCTATAAATATTATATCAAAAATTTTATAAAAATACAAATATTTTTATGATTTATAATCCTACAATGCGCCGCGGTACCATAAAATTTATGATACCGCGGCGCAACGTTAATTAAAATGTTCCTATTTAGCAAGAAAAATTTCCATAGCTTTTGCGCTTTCTTCTTTTAAAAACTCCGCAAAAGTTTCTTGATAAGACTCGAAGTCATCTCTCTGTTTACTAATCTCCCTTTCTACTTCTTGTGTAGCAGCAAGATTAAGTATATATTCAATCGTATCCTCCAAAAATTAACTTACCTCCTTTAATGACCAGCCTCATCTGCTTCATGAAGCATTTTTAATTTCTCAAAGAAATCATTTCCATAAAGATTTTTAATATTCCTAAGTCTATTCTCGCCTTCGTAAAAAGCCATGTGAAGCTGAATTAAATTAGCAGTTTCAATTGTTGAAAAATTAGCATCGACGCTTGTTATATAATCATAAGCGCTAACATTAGCATGAAAAAAATAGTGGGCTTCTTCCGTTTTTATTCCTTTCTTATTTGTAAAAACTTTAGTAACTTCTTTTCCGATGTCATGAAGATACGCCGCAGAGACTACTTCAATCGGGAATTTATTTTTCATTGCATAATCTCCCGCAGCTATCATATGGTCTCCTATAGACAAACTATGATGGTGATTATCATGAGGTACGTTTCTAAGTACTTCTACTCTTTTAATTAAATCAACTTCGCTATTTTCATCATGAATAAAATGAATTTCCGACCAACCCTCACAATAGGCAGGCACCTGGAAGCTTCTATACATTCTATCCATCACATAAGAAGGGACAGTTCTTTCTCTATTTAAATTTCTTCTTACGCAAGTATCAAAAGGAATTGCAAAAACAAGTGCAATTGCATCAAATTCAACATGAGTTCTCTCTCGAAGCGCATTAAGAAATTTAATACGACGTTTCTGATTTAAATTAGTCGCATCATAAAAAACATTTTTCTCTGCATTTAAACTAGCTACTGTTCTATTCATCATCTCATTAAAAATAATATCATTATGAGACTGATCATTTACATCTCCAAACATCTCTTCTCTTAACTTATCAGATGAAATATAAACAGCATTAGATAATTCATTTCTCCAATAAGTGCTCTTACCTGCTCCAGGCAAGCCTATGGTCATCCATAACTTAGTCATTATTTTCTCCTTCCGAAATTAAATTTTCAAATTCACCTTGCGCCGCGGTATCAATTATTTCAGTCTTATCCTGCGCCGGCGCATCATCTTTTTCATTAAAATCTTGATAGGGCGGCATATCGTTTTCTAAAATCATAGGCTCATAGACCATATGCATATATGTTATAGGTAAAGTTAAATTTGCACCCGTTGACATCGGAATAACAATATTATGTTCTTTATTCTTTTCTTTGCCCCACTCTATTGCTTCCTCTTCTGTATCAAATTCATTTTTATAAATAACTCCCGATTGGGGATTACCCCAATCTACTACCCATTTATTATTATTCGGCAATTTATCTCCCCTCTTTTTTTACCCAAGCTACTCCAAAAACCCCATAATCATTAGAATCCTTTCTATAATTATACTTTAATTCAAGACACCAATCAATATACTGCTCAAAATATTCTGATTTCTCTTTTAAATATTCAAGCATTTCAGCATAAGCATCTTGCGATGTTTTTACTACACAAAAAATCTCTCCAAAATCATTATATAAACTCCACATTTGTATTCCTCCTCATTTCTTTCTAAAATAATTATAACAAAAATTTTAAAATTTTGCAAATCTTTTATAATAAAAATAGCCCAAGAGTTAATCTTGGGCTAAAATAAATTATTTTAAATTTCTTTTAAATATTAAGCCAAACCACTCTTTATAAGAAACTTTTTAAACTCGTCATCAAGCACCTTACAAAATCTCTGACAATCAGTAATATCTTTAAACATAGGATAGCAATAACCATTTCTTCCACCCAAAGTTGCATTATATTTCTTCACGCAATAGAGTAGATAATCAGCATAAGAAAGTCCAAGAAGTCTTGCGCCGAGAATATGGTATGTACTTTCAAAACGATAGCCCTCTTGCTTAGAAAGTAATCCGTCGTCATCAAAAGCAGCAAGATAATAATTATTGCTCATAGACTGTTGAGCTGAAAAGAATCTTCTATACTTAAAATCCATATTAAACTTCCTTTCATATAGTCACAAATTCTGCTTGTACTGCTTTCATTTCATTCCATTCTTCATCTGTAATCTTACAAAAATCACAGAATGCTTTTATTGGATTATCTGCCGCGCTTACTGCAAGAACAAAATCAAATGAACCTTTTGGCTCTATATTCTTACGTTCAAGAATTTCTTCAATACCTTCTGCTACAACCTCAGGAGGCTGCCAATTTTTTATAAGATAACGCGAAACACTTGAAGCTGAGATGCCAAGCTGCCGCGCCACCTGAGCCTTAACGCCACATTCATAGTAAAGTCTGTTAATTTGTTCTTTCTGTTCCTCTGTGATTCTTGAACCTGCCATTATACATTCTCCTTTCTAACCTTATCCCAAACTGAATGAAGTTGTTCAATAGTACAGTTTAATTCAATTACTTTATCCTCATCTTTAAAAAGAATTGAGACATCACTTGGATTAATTTCACTCCGACGATAATTCCAACCGCTCTTCCGAATTAAGTTAAACAAACCATCACTAACATTATGAAGAAGATAGTAACGATTTTTACCAGCTACCCGAATGATCTGGTCTATAATATAAAATTTGTTCTCGTCAATTATTGACGGCTTAATAAATCTCTTAAAAAATTCCATTTTCCTCACCTCTATATATATATTATATCAAAAATTTTTAAAAAATACAAATCTTTTTTTATATTTCTAAGCCTATAATACGCCGCGGTACCATAAAATCTACGATACCGCGGCGCATTATAGGCTTAAGTTTCAATTTTAGTTATATCACTTATTTCTTTATCAGAATTAATCTCATTAAACACATAGACTTCTCTTCCATCTTTTCTTATATAAAGTGTTCCAAGAGAAAAAATCTCAGGTTCTCCATTGCAAAACTCAATCTTACGTTCTACTTTATTATTATAGTCTTCTCTTAGACTTCTTTCAAAGTCAGAACCACGGCACCAATTTGTCTTAGAATCAACAATCTTTAACTTAGTTTCCCCATCGACTTCAACCTTTTCAACTTCGTTAATCTTAAAACGAAACTTAGCCTTTGTAAATCTTAAATTGACATTCTTATTAAACATAAATTACCTCCTCAATCCCATAATCCACTCCAGACTTCAACCAGATATTGTTTTGCTTTTTCCCAAAGTTCTTGCTCCTCCTTATTCATTTGATATAATTCTCTTGAATAGTAAAGATATAACCCTTCTACAATTGTATTAAGTTTTTCCTGATATTCGTTAGCAAGCTTATCCCTGTTCTTAATCTCTCCATTTTCGTTTAAATTATCAAGATTACAAGGAAAGCCAGTATGTTTCTCAGCAAAGAAAGCCATGCGAGGAAGAAGAAAGCCAGTAAGGGTTTGGTCAAGATCCCAAATATCAGAATACTCAAATCCATATTTATGCTTGAATTTCCTCATTTTCTTTCTTCGAGATTTGGATTGCCTTTTATCTTTAACTCCAGAATAGGGAGGATTTTCTTTTATATAATTTGCATAGAACTTCCAACTTTTCAAATTTAATCTCTCCTTTTCATTTTCTATTATAATTATAATATAAAATTTTAAAAATTACAAATATTTCTTACATTGCGCCGCGATAACAACTTATTATACTCACCTTATTAAAATTCTACATTAAGAAATTTTTATAGCGCGCCGGCACATCAAAGTTTAAATCTAAACAAAAATGCCGTAGCTATTGCCACGGCATTTAATCTTACGCATCATTATTCATAATCTCTGCAAGGTCTCTCTTATTATTAAACTGCTCTATACTAGCCTTAATCTCCGCTATATCTTTCTTAAGTCCTTCCACATTCTCATTCCCGTCCTCTATGGGCGCCGGCGCATTGTAGGAATTAAAATTCTGAGCAAGCATCATCATAAGCATAGGATTAATTTCCTTATCTTCACTCATGAGCATAAAAGGAAGCATCTGATTTATATTGCTATTCCCATTTCCCATAAAAGAAAACATCATAAGATATTTAAACATATCACTATTGTCGCTATCATTATCCTTATTCATAAACATAAAGGGAAGCATATTACCAAAAGGATTAGCCTCATTTGCTGTATTGCCAATCATCGAAAAAGGCGAAATTACCTTTGTATAGTAATTAAAACCGAATATACTCTTCTCGGGGATAAGGAACTGAATAGTACCACCGATAGGATCAATTGCTTCAAAAGTAGTAGGTGTACTTACCTTTACTATATAAAAACTACCCTTATGCCGAATTACATCTCCTCTTGTAAGGCTTTCCTTATTCACAGGGATAGTATAAAGAGGAATATCCATTACAAAATCAGATACATTTGTCGCTTCATTTGTATCAATATTATAAACACAATAATCCCCATTCACATCTCTAAAAGCTATTCCATTAAAGGAATAAGCAATTTCCTTTGTCTTAAGCTCACCAAAGCTAAAGTTCTTAAAAATATTCTTCATAGTTTTTCTCTCCTTCTTATTATTATTATCAATTTTTATACCAATCGTTTTAACTCTAGACAATCTATAATAGTCGTCTCCCTTTCTAATAACAGCCCCATCAGAATAAGGCTTCATTGTACAAGGGTCTATATAGATAAACTGTTCTTTAAGTTCATTAGAAAATCCATCTTGATTACCAGGATGTACAATATAATCTGCACCTGCAATACATCTTTCCATTCTATCGAAAAAGACTTCATCTGAATTTTGTGATTCTTTTTCTTGTGATTTATCTATATCCTTTACATCTTCTACTATAGGAATTTCTGTAGGCTTAAAACAATCAATTGCTATAGCCTCGTTATCCATTTCCTTTTGACAATCTCTTCTTGCCTTTATATAATTCTCTAATTCATTAAAATCATTAGCATGAAAAGCATAAATATTATCATGTTCTCGTATTTCAAAACCTTCACTACTGTTGTTCCAAAAAATAATTCCTAATTCTTCAGTTGTAAAGGATTCTTTTATAATATCTGCTCCATAAATAGTATAAATACGAACAGTATCAAAAGTTGAAATTTCAATTCTTTTATTCGCTTCATCTGGAGTTAAATCCATAATTTTCTCAACTCTTAACTGTTTTTTATCATAAGGATTGTCAACCATATAAGAATTGTCAATTATATAAGAATCCTTATAAAGTTTAGTAACGTTAATTATTGTACCAAGATGAATTTTTGATTTTATATTCTCGCCAAGTTCATATAAATAACTCTTTTGCGAAGAAAAATTACCCCATCTATCAGCAAATTTTGCTAAAATATAGCTATGTTTCATTATATCTTCATTCTTCATCTCTACTGGTATATTATCTTTCTCATTAATTGCTTTCGCCCTTTCCGAATCAATAAAATCTGTAAATGCAGTATAATTAGGATAAATTTTACCCCACGGATCAGTATACTGAACATGACGATAATCTGATGTTAAGTCACAAGTATCAAGATAATTAGCTAAAATAACATTAGAATAACTTTCCCTTACTAAAAGGAAATGCTTAATTCCTTTCCAATTATTAAGTATATTGCAGTAATAGGAAAAAGACTCAAAATCTTCATCATCAAAACCTTTAACCATTTCAACACAAAATGGTCCGTGCGCTATGCTATCTTCTTCATACGGATAATAATTTTTTCCATAGTCATTCTTATGTCTATTTACAAAAGAAACATCTCGAATATAATCTCCAATCTTTAACTTATGTTCAAAGATTTCAACTGGAGTTAAAATATCACAACTTAAATCTCTAATCCATGCAACTCTTACCATTATTCTTTTCTCCTTTCGCTTAAAATTGTTGCGCCGCGATACCATAATTTCTTAATGCCGCGGCGCGTTGTAAGAAAGAGGTGTAAAGTTAAATTTGGCGGAATAAATTCTGATTATATATCTTTCCATTCTTCATCTGTATATTCTTTTATGTCTCTTTTTCTTCTTGGCAATTTATATCCATCACACCATTTACGTACTGCATTATCTGACACCCCATATTGTTTACCAATAGAAACAAAAGAATTAGTCCGTATCATTTCCTTTAATTCCTCTCTTAATGGGCAGCGAGAACTTGACGATGGAGAGTATTCTGTTTTATAAGAAATTTTATTTATCTAATAAGATAAAAACTCTTCATCTGTTATTTCAGGAATAATTTCATTTTCTCTTTGCCTTCTCCAGTAATATCCACAAAATTTATGATTGTATGAAAGATCATTATAAAAATTATTTTTATTTTTATCTGTTAAATGGAAAAAAGATAAAATCTCTTGAATATTTTTAAAACTTTTTAATGGATATTCCTCTTTTACATAAGCGACATAACTAGAATAATTTCCACCTTGTTCTTTAATTTTTTCTGGTTCTACATCAAAACGTTTTAAAACTCTAGTAATAGTTGAACCTGAGCAGTTAAAAATTTTTTCTAGCTATTCACATTTATATCCTTCTAACCATTTCTAATATATAGCCTAATAATCATACTATGAAGCAGTAAAATTATTACCGCCAGAGCCATAATTATATCCTTTTTCTCTATTAGTAGAATCAAAATATTCAATCCAATAAACTTCTCTATCATTTAATTCTTCTTTGGAACATTTTTCAATAATTTCAAAAGAAAAATTTTCTACACCATATTTTCTCATTGCTCGATGAATATAACATTCATCTTTATGAGTTTTTGTATCTGATATATGCTATCTCCATCTTTTTTCGATGTTAATAGACTATCCAACATAAATTTTCCCATTAATCTAATTAGTAATTTTATATATACCTATCATAAAACCTCCTGTTTCTCCTGAAAAAAATTTTATTGAAGAGAAGGTCAGGAGAAACCTTATCAAAGTAGACGCGACCTACTTCTATCTCTTCAATTTTAGCGAAGTGAGCGGGATTCGGACCCGCGCCAAAGAATTACCTGTGCTACACGATTAGCAATCGCGCCCCTTATAACCACTTGGGTATCACTCCATTTAACAGGCTGTGAAAGACTCGAACTCTCATCTCGCAGACTTGGAATCTGGTATTCTACCATTGAACTAACAACCTAAAGCCATTTGGTGCGTGCACTCACCCTTAACCACAGCAGGCTCACTGAGAAATTCCTTTTTCTCGATCTTAAAAGAAATTATAAACGCCGCTACCACACTAGCAGTATATCTAGTTGACCATACTAGAACGGACTGAGTTTGTTATCGTAAAACTAGTAAAACGGGGTTATTCTTTAAAGAGGTTACTCGCTGCCCTCTGTTGCAACTTATATTAAACTGTCTAGTTGCCAAAGACATTTGTTTATACTCCGAAGAGTCGCCACTTGCGTTTTGAGATTCGACTTACAGCGCAATTTTTTAATAACCAAAACCACTTAAATATGCTCCATGCAATTTACTTCTAATTTTATTCCCATATAGTTTACATATTTAAGATAAGCACCCTATCCGCTACGATCGGATAACTGTAGATTACAAATCTACTATTTTGCCAAATTAAACTAAGGGTGCAAATTAACTACTGTAAAACAATAGTTAATTTTATAAGAAAGAGGTTTAAGGTAAAATCTTTATTTATTTCTTATTTTCTATAATAATTATAGCATAAATTTCTTAAAAAATCAAATATTTTTATCTCTCTGGAAGCTCAATTGTTGGTTGCTCTGCTATTGCTCTTGAAGCGAACCAGTTAAACCAAGGGTTAGTATAATAATAATATTGAAGTTCTATCTCGGTATTATACTCACAGATAGCTTTGTAAGCCTCGACACTTGGATACCAATGTTCTAGGTCTAACTCGGCTACAATTGCTTCTCTGCGTTGAGTATAAGTGATACGCCGCGCCTCTTCTTTAAAAGGCAATTTCATAGCAAGAATTATAGCTATTTCACAAAGTAGACACACTACTGAAAAAGCAGATAAAATTGTCCCAAATATTTCAAAACCTTCAGCTTCAAGGTAAGAACTTATAAAAGTTATAATAAACCCAATTAAAATAAGTCCAATTGTTATTAGCGTAAGAATCATTTAAATTTTCCTTTCTAAAACAAATCTTCCAATACGAAGCACTACTGTAACAACGATTAAAATTAAACTAATTTTTGCCATAACTCACCTCATGACCGTTTATGGACTTGCCGGGCACCGCCCCCGGGTCCGCAAAAAACTATTTCATATTATCTACACGTTTAGTTGCGTCATTTATCTATTCTTTACCCTGCACCGACGCAACAAGTTCAGAGTTATGTCAGCCTAAAATACTTTACCTACTCGGCAATAGAATAAAGAACTATTTCTAAAAATATAAATCAATAGTAGTTATAATGAAATAGTTAAAACGAAACCACTAATGATACCGCGGCACATCGTCCGCAAAAATTAAAAAATTAAGCAGCGTTTATTTTGCTTTATGCCGTAAAGTGGACATCTACTACGTGCAATATGCTTTCATTTCCACGTCGATTCTAAAAAAAAAACAAGCCCTTAAAATTTACTTAATAAATAATCTTTATCTAACTTATCAAAATCCCAATAAGGAATTTCAATTAATTTAATATTATTTTTATTACAATATTTTCTTTTTTTATCATCATATATTTGCCTTTCTTTAAATTTTTCTTCGCCATTGGAAAAACGCATTGGAGTATAATGCTGTTCACCCTAATATTCAATACAAGTATTGTAATCAGGCAAATAAAAATCAAAGGGTAAAGGCTTTGACTTTCCTATTAAATCTTCAAATTTTTTCTACTTATCATATTTTATATTTAAATTTTGTAATATTTCTTCTATTTTATTTTCTCCTTTAGAAACTAAACAGCCGCAAGAAGAAGTATGCCCATTACAAACACTTATTTTAGATTTTATACATTTTTTCCCACAATCGCATTGGCATTCAAGGAGAGTTTTATTGTTTTCGTCTTTAAAAATTCTTAATATGGTCAACTATCCAAACTTTTTGCCCACTATATTTTTATTAAGAGACTTACCACTAATTAAACAACCACAAGATTTTGTTTTTCCCGCCGTTAAATCTGTTCCTCTAATTGATTTTACTCCTCCACATTCACATTGGCATATCCAATATGTCTGCCCTGAACTTCCTATCCTAGTTTTATCCATCTCTATTACTTCTAATTTTCCATAGTGATTACCTCTTAAATCTTTAACCCTACCTCGTAAATGTTTAATTGATATATTATATTTTTCTGAAATTTCTTCAACTATTGATTTCGATGCTCCTTCTTTATATCCTATTTTTCTTAATACTTCTGTATAGGTTAAAGAATTATTAATAATTATTTCAAGGGATTCTTTAGACAAAGATTCATATAATTTCATTTTTATTCCTCCTGTTTTATTTTTCTGTAATAAAGTAAAAAAAATAGAAATAAAATCTAAGATTTCGACTTCTGTAAAGAAAAATCTATATAAGGAAAGAGGGCAGGGACTAAGTCCCTGCATATAATCTGAATTTTGTCTACTCTTTTTAAACGAACGAGTTTGAGATTTCAGAAACTCAATATCTAACAACCCAATATTTAATTATTCTATTGGTAGTATTATCCCAATCATATCTAGCATTAACAATTCCACCAACCGTTTTAGCAAAAGAAATCGCACGAGACTCGGTATTAAACTCTCTAACAAATCTTGCCATAATATTTCTCCTTTAATTATATAGGTTTACAGTTATATGCTTTTAAAAATTCATTTTCATTATGATACCACTCATTATTCAATTCATCAATAGTTTTATTTTTAATCTTTGTTTCATCAACAGTATAAATTGTAAAATCCATATTCATTTCAATTATTTCTTTTGCTATTATTTCTTCATCTCGTTCATCACCAAGTTCAGTAATAGCATACTCAATTTCTGCGTCTATGGTTCTCTGAATATCTTCATAGCTTTCCATTACTCCTTCAGACATTTCCATAGCAATAGCAGTTGCTTCTTTTTCATTTTTTACTTCACAAACCAGCTTGTCATAAATGCCATGATAACCACCATATTCATTTTCACAAGCATAAATCGCAACAAGCATTAGACCTCTCCTTCCCAATCTTCAATCTCTGATTTCTTCCAAGCCTCTTCTATTGCCTTATCTGCTTCACTTGCTGAATGGCACAGAGAATAAAATACTAAAACATCAATGAAAATACCTATAAATATTATAAGGAAAATCTTCATTCTTTCCACCTCTTTCTTATTTTCTATAATAATTATATCAAAAATTTTTTAAAAAATCAAATATTTTTTACGCTCTGTACCGCTGCATCAAACTACGGCATATTATAAGTTAAAAAGAATAATAACACTCAACTTTTAAATTTTCAAAATCCCACTCTTCTTCATGACCAATTATATACTTATTTATATATTCTTGTTCTTTTTCTGTTAAAGGTAAAGCATCTATTAACTCTTCAAAGCTAATTCTTTTTTCCATGAACATTATAAACATAGAAATACTATTTATAGCATACATAATTTGCTTTCCATAAACACCTATATCCCAGATAGTATCGTTAGTATACTCATCGGGATAATTCTCAAAGACTTCCTTATAAGTCTTAGTAAGTTCTTTTCCTATATCATAAAGTATAGGATGTGCCGGCGAAGCATCATTACGAGAAGTATTTAATCTCCAAAGATAACCATCCCAATCAGTAGCAAAATTATAATCATTCTCATACTTATAATAAAGTTCAAGAATATCTCTTGAAATAGAATAACACTTCCTAAAATAAATTATTTCAATAGAATAAAAACTATTTTTATTTCTAGCTCTCGGAAGTTTAAAATTTACAGAAAAATCTAATCCCATTAACCTTCTACCTCCTCACAGTTAAATATCCGAACGTCACATTCTCCATCAGTATCCTCACAGAACTCATCTGCCAAATACATTGCCTCCTCATAAGTATCAGCGCTTCCTATGTAGAATTCATCTTCATAGTAATCATATACTTTATACATCTTTTTTTACCTCATTTCTTATTTTCTATAATAATTATATCAAAAATTTTTTAAAATTACAAATAGTTTTATATTTTAAAAACTATTAAAATTAACTTCTGCCGCGCTACCAAATGCTGGTAGAATTAGAAAATTATGGAAGCGCGGCGCATTGTAAACTTAAAGATAAAATAAAAACTCCTCTTTCGAGGAGCTTTAACAAGACCACTGAGTTAACTAATTGCGCGCTTTTTAGCTTAATCCTACTCTTCGGTATTAAACTATTTTATAATCTTCTATATATTATATTTGCTTAATTTGCTGTGCTGGTCTTTACGCATATAAAACCCGCATTAACGCAGCGGAACATCATTTTTAAAGTTAGACTTTTAACGGGAAATCACAAATCATCTTTAAAGTTAGACTTTTAACGAGAAGCCACAAACCATCTTTAATAAAATAAAGATTTATTTCTAGGCTCTTATTTCTAATTAAGAGTTTATTAAACTAAGTAAATAGTCTTCATTAAGTTTATTATAATCCCAATAAGGAATTTCTATTAATTTTATGTTATGGGACTCACAATAGTCTCGTTTTAAAGAATCATATTCTTGCTAAGTCTTTAATCTTTCTTCTCCACCAAAATGGTCAAAACTTTCATAATGCTATGAACCCTAATATTCAATTAATATATTCTAATCTGGTAGATAAAAATCAAACTTAAGCTATTTACCTTTTCCAGTTAAATCTTCAAATGAATACTAATCTAAAAACTCTATCTAAAGAGAATTTAAAATATTTCTAACTTTTAATTCTCCTCTTGATTTAAGACATCCACAACTCTATACTGTGCCAGCTCTAAGATCAGGACCCGAAACTGATTTTAATTTAGGATTTCCACAATCACATTTGCATAACCAATACGCTTTTGGACCTCTTGTATAGTCCCTATCTACTACTGTAAGCATACCAAAACGCTAATTATATAAATCTCCTACTATTGAACATCCACAACTCTTTGTATGTCCATTTTTTAATGCATTTCCATCTACTTTTAAAATGGTCTACTAACTACAGTCACACTAACACTTCCAATATACTCTCGATAAATCACTCTTATCTCTTCCTAAAACTGTTAAATGTCCAAATTTCTATCCCGTTAAATCATTATAATGCTACTCATGTATTAAACAGCCACAACTCTTTGTATTTCCTTGCGTTAAATGATGACTGCTACATATCTTTATATTATGTTCTGGACATGAACAAATACATTTCCAATATGTATAAGTAGATTTTTTAAGATTACTATTTTGAATTTCTTCAGGTGTAGCTTTAGCAATAACTGTTAATCTTCCAAAAGTCTATCCTATTAGATTATGTTCCTTACTTAAATGAGAAATATCAATATTATACTTTTCTGCTATTTTTTTAATAACTCGAGTATACGTCTATGAATATCCCAATCTTTTTAAACACTCTGGTATAGTTTTACTTGTTGTTAAAATTTCTTCCAATTCATCCTTAGAAAAATTTTCATATATAGGTTTTTTCATATTAGTCCTCCTAGTCCTTTATAATATTAAAAATATGAGAGGGCGGCACAGGACTAAATGCCTTCATAGGTTAATTACTCCTATTTATCCTCTCATATATTAAGTATATTTAATTAGTATTTTGTCTAATTATTTCCAACAAAACTGGGGCTGAGTTAAAATTTCTACCATTGCTTCATAGCCGCTCTTATTAATTAACTTGTTAAGTTGACCAAACGGACCAGCACCATAACCTGATACATAGGCAACATTATCACTCTCCGGCGCAAGAACTGTTCCATTACGTGCAGCGACATTCCAGCTTATGAGCTTGGGGGACTTAAGTCCTACCTCTACGTATTTCTTTGCCCATTTTGAAGCAATAGAATCAAGTTGACCGCTACGAGCATAACTATCTATTTCTCCATCACTAACTACCACTAAAGCAGAAGGAGTCTCGCCACTTTCCTTTGCAACATTGAAAATAGCTTTGAAGCAAAGGTCAAGATTTGTATTATACTCAACAGCGCTACTCAATACATAAGAAAAGCACTTTTCAATATCCCAATCTTCTTCTAATTTAATAAAAGAAGGATTTCCTGCGAAGCTCATGTAGAGATTCTTATATCTTCCTGTGTTTCTCTGTGCAAAATAAGTAGCTAATCCTACACTCGCTGCGATAGGCTCATAATTAGGACTACTCATGCTTCCTGAGATATCCGAACATACGACTACATCATGTCCGCCTTCAACGTAATTAGGCAAAGAACTCCACTGAGCCTTGTCGACTTCATCAAGAATTCCAACGACAGGCTTGGTATTAGAGCTTCCATACCAACCGCTGTTCCAAGCTCTATTTCCGCCATTGATTATATACTTCCTACAAATCTCGCTAGGAGTTATGACAGAAGCATTAACCTTAGCCTCTCCCTTAGAAAGCTTATTCTTATATTCTCCAAAAGCTTCAGGATTATGAATACTAAAAGCCTTAGTATAACGACTCATAGCAAGAGAAGGAACTGCCTCATAATCAATCTCATTCCATTCTCCTGCACTCATCTTACGTTCTACAACATCAAGATAAGCACGAAGCTTGGAAAGAGCCTTTCTATAAGTTCTAGGAGAAATTCCAGCTATCTTACAAAATTTATTAGCAAGTCTACGAGATTCCTTTGAAGAAGTATTTATACTACAAAGCCACTTACTAGCTAAAGAAATAGGCTTTTCCTCCTTCATACGAGTTATATCAAGAACAAATCTATTCTTAATAAAATCCCACATTGCAGTTTCACAAGGTGTTCCTTCAAGTGAATAAAGATCATCCCATCTTCCAATATCCACAATGGTCTGAAGATTACGCTTAACCTTTTCAGGCTCTAACTTTGCAAGTTCCTTAAGTAAAAGTCTTCCAATTCGTCTTTCACCAAGGCCACCATTTCTTCCTGCATCTCTAGTATAAAGGATTAAATTCGCCGCCAGTTCAGAATTCTCATTATAGGCAGCCTTCCACTTGCTTATAATTTCGTTATCAGATTGATGACGCATTCCACCAATTAGAGCGAAAAGATCAAGTAATGCTCCTTCACCAGTATGCGAAAATACTATTCCACCATTTTCACTTAAAGTCTGATTAGCCATTCTTTCAAAATTCTTTACAAAATTACTCATTATAAATTCCTCCTTAAATTAAAGGACACGACGAAGGTAATTACAATTTAAAAGATTGCTCCTAAAATATTGCTGATATCGTCGTATTACTTTTTATTTTCTATAAACATTATACTAAAATTTTAAGAAAAATCAAATATTTATTTTCTTTGTCTAAATTTTTCAACTAATTTCATACCTTCATTAATTCCATATTGAATACCATAAGGAATTTTTTCTTTATCTTCTATATTCTTTAAAATTTGTCCCATTGAAAGAAAAATTGCTAAAGCTAAAAGATAGTCACCATACATATTATTTTCATTCATATTTTTACTCCTATAATGCGCCGCGACATCATAAATCATCAAATCTAACCTTCGCCACGAGTCCAATTTTTTGGACAGTCGGCAGAGGTTAAGAAAATAATTAAATCTATGATATGGCGGCGCAACAAAAATAATAACCGCCTTCCGGAGGTGTCGGGCCCCACTACGTTCTTCACGAAGCCAACCGATTTCAAGTCGGTGCTCAGCGCCGGCTGAGTTCAGAAGGCAAAAAACAAGACCATTATAATTTATTAATGCTCTACCAATTTGAGCTAATTTTCTAAAAGAAGAAAATAAAAGATTTGAACTTTCAACACTAAATAAATATTTAAAAATTTGCTGAAATGGTCTTTAATTAAATTTTTAAATTACGGCCATTCACCAAGAGGTTTACCAAGCATTGTAGGATTATCTACATTAGTACTATAAAGAATACCCTCCTGCGGCGTAAAAATTTCTCTTGCTATATCCTCATAAAGGGTACTACGCATACCATAGTAATCTCCTAAATCATCTGTGTAGTACTGAACAACTTCCTTTCTAAAGACAATATAAGTAAGTGGATTACTAAATACGCCTTCAATGGTATTTATAGCATCTACTGCCTGATTACCAGTAAAAGCAACTGAAAAAATACTCCTAGGAATGCTAAGAACCACTCCATTTGCAGGAACTACTGCTATACGAAGTGTTACATTTCCGAAAGGAATTTCATCTGGAAGTATCGCATCAAGTGCTCCTGCTTTTTCTCCATTATTTACGAGAAGCTTAACAATTCTCTCATCATTATCATAAATAACCTTAACTTCGGGATCTCTCTTAAAGAAAGCCTCGATTTTATTATAATGCTCAACCCAAGGTGTCGTCAAATTTAAACTTGCCATTTTATCATTCCTCCATTTAAAAATTAAAAGGTCTAAAATCTAAGCACCATGTCGGTTACGCTCCGACGTCTGCTGGGTGGAAGCCAACAGTTCTACTATTAAACTAATGGTGCAAACGATACTTCTTTTAATAGATTAAGACGTTTGGGAAAAGTATCAAGCCCTAATTGTCGCTCTGATTATACTCAAGAGTCAAGAGTTGGAGTCCATTTTGGTACAAAGACCCCTGCATGATTCGCACATGCGGTCCGGAGGTTGCAGCTCCGAGTCTTAACTACTTGACTAAGGGGTCAAAACAAGACACACTTATAAACGGCGTGCTAGCGATTACACCATCTCCCCATAATATGGCGGAGAGAATAGGACTCCAACCTATACTACCGGCTCCAAACGCAAAAGAAAATAGTTGCTGATGTGTCTTAAGGGAATTTGTGGTTACGCTCCACAGTCTTGAGTGCCACAAACTCACGAACTAACTATTGTTCTAAATTCCCAAATGGCATTGTTTATACTCAAATGCCAAGAGTTAAGGTAGATGCAAATGACGCATGAAGAACTCGAATCTTCAACATCTACGTTCTAAGCGTAGCCTCTCTTGCCAGTTGGAGTAATGCGCCATAACTAGATCGAAAACGTCAGAATCGGACTGCCCCTCCGCATCCCTGGTGCTAGCTAGTGGAATTGCACCACTTAATACTTTTAGCTAACAAATGCGGCGTGCTACCACTACACCACGTTCTCGTTAATTTTAGTCGGCGATACCAGACTTGAACTGGTACGAGTTTTACCTCGAGGGATTTTGGTCTTGATGGTTGGTGCTGCCCCAACAATTAACTCGACACTGTTCGACACCAAGTAAGTCCCTTGTGTCTGCCTATTCCACCAATCGCCGAAGTTACTAGACAGTTAAATTTAAAGGACTTGAACCTTCTCTAAAAATTATACGAAAAATTTTTATTTATCCAATTAAATTTTGCTGTAACTGTCTAAATGGTTTTACATTAAGCCGCGGCTATATGGGAACCGCTAAACCATATATCTTAATGTAAAGTCACCTATATCCGTAATGCTCGGATTTCTCCGCCTTGAGAGAGCGGTGTTCTACTTTTAAACTAATAGGCGAAAGACTAGGCAGTTAACTTTGAAGGGCTTGAACCTTCTATAAAAATTATACAAAAATTTTTAATTAACCATTTTAAATTTGCTGTAACTGTCTAAATCACCCCAACCGGTTATGCTCCGATGTCTTGAGGTTGAAATCCTCATATTCTACTATTAAACTATGGGGCGAATGGCTGGGTAGGTGGGACTTAAACCCACGACCTGCTGGTTAACAGCCAGCTGCTACTATCGACTGAGCTACTACCCATCAAATCGGTACCAACCAAGTACTTTATGCTATAGCCGCTGTGAATGGAGTTTAAAACCACCTTCGTAGAGGTTGATGGTTCCCATTACTGGTTCTCGCAAAAGATTGCTTTAGAACTAAAGCCGTCTCCTATAGCTTCCCAATGGACCGTCAGGGCTTTGCTCCCTGCACCTCCAGCTTGCAAAGCTAGCGTTCTACTAAATGAACTAACAGCCCAAATCAAGACAGCTTTAATCAATCAGTTCCAAAAATAACAGATTCTTTAAAATTGCTGTCGCCGTCTTTAATCGCGGATACGAGATGTGCGCTCGTGTCTGAGGAGCATGAATCCCCTATGCTAACTTCTACACCAATCCGCAAAATTAGTCAAGACACTTTTAAAAAATTTTAATAGCCAAAAATTTTCAAATTAAATATTGCTGTATGTGTCTTTTAATTATTTAAATCTATTCCCATTCTTCATCTGAATAAGAATTTATATCTTTCTTTTTTCTAGGTAATTTTTCAAAATCACACCATTTACGTATAGAATTATCTGAAACTCCATACATTTTACCTATTTCAGTAAAAGGTTTAGTCCGAATTAGCTGTTTTAATTCTTTGCGAGAAGGTCTAGTAACGGTTCTCTTTGTTAAAGACATTTCTAATTTTTCTCTATCTGTATAAACTTTAGTCTATATCATTCGATAAGATAAAAATTCTTCATCAGTTAATTCTTTTATTGGGATATTATTCTCATTTAAAATTTCCCAATAATATCCTAAAAACCTATATCCTGCATAAAGTGAACTATAAAAACTATCTATCTATGATTTATTTAACTAAAAGAAACTCATTATTTCTCTTATATTAAACACTCTTAATGATATTTTATCTTCTGATAAGGCAACATACTTATTCTTCTAAGTTACACGAGAACGTGTCTAATCTTCATCTATTCCATAATATCGTAGAGCATTGGTTATTACAGAATCAGCACATTTATATAAATCCTACAATTCTTTACAAGATTTTCCTTCCACCCATTTTTCATAGATTTCTTTATAATTGTAAAGATTTCCACCTGATTTTCCACCAAGAAGAATATTATATCCTTTATTTCTATTTGTGGAATCATAATATGAAATCCAATAAATTTCTCTATCATTTAATTCTTCAACCGAACAATATTCAATAACATCATATTTAAAATTTTCAATTCCATATTTCTTCATGGCTGAATACAAATGATTATCATCATGTCTCTTATTTTCTTTTGCTTTTGCCTTATGTACGCCCCATCTTTTCTTTAGTTGGACGCTCTATCCAATATAAACTTTTCCATTTATAAGATTCTCAATCTTATAAATGCCACAATTCTACTATTCTACTCTTGTCTCCATTTTACATAACCTCACTTGATTATTTTATTTACGCTTTAAGCCGCGCATGAGCTAATTTAATGGTTTCAGGGGCCCAGTTCGGACGGGGCTTCGAGAGTTTTAGAGACTCACAGACTACCTTCATATCTTACCCTGAATAGCAAACGTCTGGTATCGAACCAAACACTTCATATTTCTATGCGTGCCCATTACACCACTTCACTAATAATTTCTTCAATATTCAACTTTTTAAAAACCCAGTTTCCCTTTTCATTTAAGTAAATCCAACCATATTTTTTAAATTCTTCAAACAATTCCTCAATTTCATCTGCCCAATTTTTTGCTATATCTAAACTTTTTGGTTTATACCCATCTGGATAATATCTTGGATAAGATAAAACAAAAATTATATGTGACCAAGCATCAGCTGTAGTTTTAAAATTATCTTTTGAATAAAGCAAACAATCTTTAGCTTTCATTTTAATCTCCTTTTTAATTTTCTATAAATATTATATCAGAATTTTAAGAATTTTTCAAATATTTAAATCCAATTTTAAGTAGTAAGTAGTTTCAACCTTACGCATCCTCTATGGATTTCACAAACTTGATAATGGAGTTGGACCTCCAAGTGTTCCATGAACGAGGCTCCTATTGTCTTAGTGCCTTTTAATTCTTGGCTATACTTAAATTAGATTTAAAGTCCGCCTTCCGGGCGACGATCCCGGCACCCCCAGATTAATGGTGTTGAGTAGTGGAATCGAACCACTTATTATCCTTTACCCAACAAGTCTGGTGCTCTAGCCAATCATGAGCTAAAGGCGGAAAATTACAAGACAGCTTTTAAAATTTTAATGCCAAAAATTTTAAATAAATTGCTGAACTGTCTTTAAGTTTCTATAAATATTATAACAAAATTTTATAGAATTTTCAAATATTTATACGCTGTGAAAGAATCGAACTTTCATCAGATGCTTATCAGACATCTATTCTAACCATTGAAATAACAGCGTATTGGGTATAGCTTCGAGGCTATACCATTGTACAATTGTATGACCTCTATATTTATAGTCCAGTTGCCATACGGTGGACTGGAGCTTCCACATTTGGGCTTGAACCAAAACTGGCAGAGTCTGGTAGCTGATATTGGATTTGCACCAATCAAAGTTCGTATATTATCAACTAAAGTCTGCTGTGCTAACCTTATTACACCATGTGGAAATATAATAGAGAATCTAATTAAAATGTATTTATTTCTCTCAAACTCTCTATAAATATTATAGCAAAAATTTTTAAAAATTTCAAATATTTATTCCATTTTTAACGTATTATAATCAATTTCATAATAACAAACTGAACCAATTTGAGCTATTCCAAAGCATTTATCATTTTCTCTTAAATGCTCCTCTTTATTTCTTATTGCTTCATGTATCAAAAAATCTTGATCTTCTAATGGCGCTTTTATTTTTATTTGTTCTATTAAAAAATTTAAAGCATCTTCTACATTTATAAAACATTTACTTAATAAGTCATGCTCTGGTTCATTAAAATATACCCACATTATTTTCCTTTCCCTCTCTCAACTCTCTATAAATATTATAACAAAAATTTTAAGAATTTTCAAATATTTTATTTTTTATTCTCAGTCTAAATTCATCTCTGCTAAATCCAGAAGATAAATTAAACCCTTGTCTAAATAACTTCTTGCTTTCTTTTTCAAATCTTCGTCTACACCATAATAAGCCTCAGCAATACTTCCAGCTATCGCAGCAATAGTATCACTGTCTCCACCTATTGAAATTGCATTTCTTATACAATCCTCAAAGTTTTTTGATTCAAGAAAACATTCAATTGCTTGTGGCACTGAACCTTGACAGCTTTCCTTAAAAGTATAACTTGGACGTATATCATCTAAAGTAAAATTTATAATATAATAAGTATTTGCGTAATATCTTAAATACTCTTTGTCTTTACCTTCTTTAGCAAGAAAAATTAAAGAGCTAATTGCTTCTGCTCCCTTTATTCCTTCTGGATGGTTATGAGTAACTTTTGCAGTTAATCTTGCATTTTCTACCGCTTCTGCTATAGTTCTTGCATATAAGCCACATGGACTTACTCTCATAGCAGACCCGTTACCCCAAGAATTATATGGTTGAGGATTGTCGGATTTAATCCACTGATAAAATCTCTAACCATATCCTGCTCCATTATACTGTCTGCCTAATCTTTGCATCCAATACTGCGCCGCGGTATTAAGTCTAGTTCCACTCATTTTATTTTGAACCATTGCCGCAGCTATAGCTATAGTCATAACAGTATCATCTGTATAACTACATCCACTATCAAATAAATCAAAATCTTTTGATTTGATATTATTAAATTCAAAACGAGAACCAACTATGTCTCCAATTATTGCACCGTAAATTGTTTTCACCTCAACTTTCTATAATTATTATACTATGAATTTTATAAAAATTCAAATATTCTACTTTAAAATTACTCACAAGGCATATGTATAACTTCTACCTCTTTATTTCTTTGTTCCTGTGTCATTGATGAAGTTAATTTATCCAAGTTATAGATATCTCTATAGCCAGGGGAAAAAGACAGTTCACTACTTATACCCCAATCTATTATTATATCATAAGTATTACAATTTACCCAGAGATCATCTGCTAACTTCCCATAAATTTTATATCCTTTACTATAAAGAGACGGTGCTATTTCATGTATAAAAATATAATAATCATTAGATTTGTCTTCTAAATAAATATTTGTATATTCATTTCCTGCTATTGAAGCTGTTCTTATATTATCATATATATGCTGTTTTAACTTATTAGCTGCCATCCAATAATCATTTTCTTTTAAAAATCTAACGTATTTCCTGACTTCTTCGGCTGTAGGAAAATGACTTTCCCACCTAGGTATTTCAAAACAAAAATTTTCCATTTAAGTCCTCCTTATTTTAAACTCTTAAAAAAATCTTCCAAAAGAAAACGAAAGCATTCATTACAATAAAAGCCTTCTTCATCTTCTGTTAAAAATTCCTTACCACAACGATAACAAATCCTATTATATAATTGCTTCATTTTTAACCTTCTATAAATATTATATCAAAATTTAAGTTTAAACTCAAATATTTACAAAGAAAATAAGTAAAATCAAATAGTTCAAACTCTACTGTGTTATTAATCTATTAATATTATTCAATAGACAAACTAACCATGTTATGGTCTTAAAGAGTACCACAAACACTCTTTGCAGCAATGTTTATTGCTGCATTTATGTCTCTATCCATTATGTTTCCACAAGAACATTTAAACACTCTATCTTTAAGAGTTAATTTAATTTTATTTCCACAACAGCTACAGGTTTGACTAGTATAAGCAGGATTTACTTCAAATAGGTCTGTACCAAACTTTTTGCATTTCCATTTTAAAGTTTCAGTAAATCTGCTTAATGGATTTATTTGAATTAGCCTTCGTCTATTCTTATTAGACATTCTAATCTTAGCATTAGTTAAATCTTCTATCGCAACATTATTATTTCTACACAATCTTGTAGTAGTTTGTTCAATAAAATCTTTCTTTAAATTTTCAAATCTTTCATAAGCTATTTTTACTTTATTATTTAGTTTATTCCAATTATTTGAATTTTTAACTTTCTTATCTCTTAAAGACTTTAATTTATTTATTCTGTAAAATTCTCTTAATACTGTTTTAGGATAGTTTATAAATTCACCTTTAGAATTTGTCATAAAATTCTTTATTCCCCAATCAAGCCCTATAGTAGTTGTTTCTTGTCTTTCTGGCTCTTCAATTTCATAAGAACCAGTTATGAACCATTTACCATTAATATAATGATATCTTGGCTCTTTAATTTCTTTAATATTGAATTTCTCAATATACTCATTATCTACTACTATTTTTGACATCCCCTTAACACTTAGCTCTCTTGAATGAGGTAAATTAATACCTTTTTTATCAATTTTATAAGTTTTAGAGGTAATGTAGAATGATTGTCTATTTGGATTATATTTGTGAAATTTTGGTTTTCTTCCTAATTTCTTATAGCATCTATCAACTGAATATTTATAATTCATAATAATACCTTTAACTAAATAAATTGGTAAAGATATCTCCTAAACTTCATAGTCAGTTAATAGATTTTTTTCATTATAACCTACTAAACCGAATATGTTAGTTTTAGGTAAATTATCTTGATATTTTGCTACTAAAAAATTTCTCATAATATGAGAATATTTACAGTAAATCAATAATATTTTCTCTTGTTCCTTTGTTGGATAAATTCTAAATTTACAGCCTTTTAACATGATTTCACCTCCTATAAATATAAGTAGTAAATTTATTTTATATTTATATAATATCATAAATCTGATTTGAAAACAAATATTTCATTATACATTATAATATTAACCTGCGCCGCGCTACCAATTTTTGATAAAATTGGTAAACTTTAGAAGCGGTAAAAATCTAACATAAAAGTACTGTGAATAACATCGCAACGCTTTGTAGGTATCATTTCAATTATAACTCATCGTCTTTAATCTAAGAAATTCTTTCTTCAATCTCTTGTCTTATACTCTAATCTATATATTCTTTTTCATCCTCTTCACAATCTATGTATTTACTATCAATATAAAAATTTACATTAGTTAAAATATAATGTTTAATTTTCTTATGTTTACTATTTAATTCAATTTTTTCATAAAAATCAATTAATTTATATTTCTATAAAAGTAAAAGAGATTTATAAATTGAAATATGATTTTTCTATTCTTTCTTCTTTCCTAAAAACGTTCTTAAATCCATCATTGAGAAATCAAAAGATTTATACATTCTTTCTATTCCAACTTCTCTATAGGTTAATAAAAACTGATAAAGCCTAAAATCCTATTCTGAGAATTTTAATTTTTCATTCATAATTTTTAAAGTTTCTTTTGGGATATTTCTGGACTTGTGCCCAGGTCTAGTTTCATAGTATTCGCAAGGTCGTTTTTTTCTAATCGTCCAAAGCTTTAACCAAATTTTATAATCTTCTTCTTTTGTTAATTCCCAAGAAGATTTTTCTGGATAATCTTTTTTCATTATCTCTTTTCTTAACTTTTTTGCTTCTTCTGGTTCCTCTCCATTGTTTCCATAAATTATTTTTCCATTTCTTTCGAGTTCCCACCAGTATTTTTTAATTGAATTAACACTTAAATCAATGGTTCTTGATATTTCAGAAAGATTAATATTTTTATGCTGAAAAACTCTTTGCTACATATTAGGAGGATTGCCACCTAGACATACTAAATAATTAAATAATTTTTGAGAATTATGGCTTATATCATGCTAGTCTCCCATAGTCTTTAAGCCTTTTTCATAAATACTCATTTTATCACCTCATTTATTATTTCTATTATATAAGTAGCAAAATTAATAAATATGTCTAAAATTTTGATAATTTCTATAATCATTAAAAATATCAAAAATTTCTTTATCATAAAAATTTTATCAAAAAGTATCACCAATTTATCAAAAAGTAATACCGAATTTATCAAAAAGTAATATCAAATTTATCAAAAAGTATCACCAATTTTATCAAAAAGTATCACTATATGTAGATTACTTTTTCCTAGTCGGCAAAAAGTAATCAAAAAGCGACGCGACCGTTGGTCGCACAAAAGATTTCTAAAACTAATTAATTTAATCTTAAGCCTATATTTACGACCGCCGGCGCTACGCGCCTCTGGTCTATTTTCAAAAGCTCTCAACTAAGGAAACTCTTCCATTTAATCCTCTGCCGCCCTTCCTTCAAAATCGATTGCACGCGCAACGCGCGGGCAAGGCTTTCGTTTTGCGCGAGGCCGCAGGCCGAGTAGCAAAACAAAGCCCAAGAAGCATCAAGGCTTTAATTTCTATTTTAAAACAAAAGCACCGTGGATAATACCGCGGCGCAAAATTTATTTTTTAATCCATTTAGTAAAATGAATAGCTAAATAATATAAACAAAATATAACTGGAAAAATTACTAAATAACTTCCACTTAAACTATGAACTAATGTTGTAATTTGATTTCCAACAAGTCCAGCTATTGCCCAAGCAGATAATGCTGTTCCATGAATTTTACTTATATGTTTCATTCCATATAAGTCTGAAAGTAAAGGAGCAATACAACTAAAACCTGCTCCATAACAGGCAGAAATTAAAATTAAAGCAATAACTGAAAATTTAGAAAAACAAAAAGCAAATATTGCACAAACCATAGAAATTAAAAAGATTATATAATAAATTGTTTTTCTTTCTTTTAGCTTATCTGAAGCTGCAGAAAATACTAATCTTCCTGCTCCATTAAAAATCCCCATTATAGAAACGACTAAAGCAACTGCTCCAACACTAAAGCCAAGTTCTCCAAGAATTAAACTTGCAGTAGGAATTAAAGCAAGACCACAAGCAATATTTAAAAAGAATAACAGCCAAATAAAAATAAAATTCTTATCTTTTAATAATTCTTTAATTTTAAAATCTGTTTTTGTTTGCGGCTCGTTCCAGCCCTCTGGTTTCTTCAAAAGAAAATGTCCTATTAGCATTGGAATAAAATATATTCCAGCAAGGATTAAAAATACAATTGGCAATGCAAAATGTGCCATTAAAAAAGTAATAATAGGACTTGCAAGAGTTGACGCGAATCCAAAAGCACAAACTGAAATTCCAGTTGCTAGTCCCTTATTGTCTTTAAACCATAACATTAAGGTTTTAACAGGAGTTAAATAGCCAATTCCTAGTCCAATTCCCATTAAACATCCATAGCCCAAATAAAGAAGAACTAAAGATTTTAAACCGACTGCTAAACCAGCAAGACAAAGTCCTCCACAAAAACAAAATATACTAATTAAAGAAGAGCGATGAATATTTTTTTCAACAATTGAACCACCGAAAGCAGCACTCATTCCCAGAAAGAAAATTGCTAAACTAAAAGCGAATTGAACTAAACCAACTGATACTCCTAAAGCTAAAGCGATAGGTTGGACAAATAAAGACCAGGCATAAACAGAACCTATACAAATATGAAGTAAAATTGCGGGAAGTGCCGCATTTACTGTGTTATTAACTTAGTTCGTTAAACTAAGCAACTAACCATGCTATGGTTTTTAAAGAGTGCCACAAACACTCTTCGCAGCTATATTTATAGCCGCATTTATATCTCTATCCATTTCAAAACCACAAGAGCATTTAAATACTCTATCTTTAAGAGTTAATTTGATTCTATTTCCACAGAAACTACAGGTTTGACTAGTATAGACAGGATTTACTTCATATAAATCCGTTCCAAACTTTTTACATTTCCACTTTAAAGTATCAGTAAATCTACTTAAAGGATTAATTTGAATTAGTCTTCTTCTATTTTTATTAGACATTTTAATTTTAGCATTAGTTAAATCTTCTATTGCTATATTATTATATCTACACAGTCTAGTAGTTGTTTGTTCTATGAAATCTTTCTTTAAATTTTCAAATCTTTCATAAGCTAATTTTACTTTATTGTTTAACTTATTCCAATTGTTTGAATTTTTATTTTTCTTATCTCTTAAAGATTTTAGCTTATTTATTCTATAAAATTCTCTTGTAACACTTTTCGGATAATTTATAAATTCACCACTAGAACTTGTCATAAAGTTCTTTATACCCCAATCAAGCCCTATAGTAGTTAAACTGTTCTGCTTAACAGGTTCAGAAATATTATAGCTGCCGGTAATATACCATTTACCAGATTCATATTTAAACCTTGGTTCTTTTATCTCTAATATATTAAACTTAGTTATATATTTCTTATCAACAACTATTTTTGATTTACCTTTTACCGAAAAATTTCTAGCAGACGGTAATTGAATTTTAAAATTTTTAATATTAAGATTCTATGAAGGTAAATAGAATGATTGTTTATTCGGGTTATACTTGTGGAATTTTGGTCTCTACCCTATCTTTTTATAAACTCTATTTACGGAATTGGCATAATTATAAAGAACGCCTCTATATAATCGCTTAGGAAGTGATATTTCTGTATTAAAATCTTTTATAAGATTTTCTTCATTATACTTAATAATTCCAAAAGAGCTTACATTAGGTAAATTATCCTAAAATTTCTCTACGAGAAAATTTCTCATAATATGAGAGTATTTACAATAAATAAACAAAATTTCTTCTTGTTCTTTAGTTGGATAGATTCTAAATTTACAACCTTTTAACATTTGATTTTCACCTCCTATTGTAATATATTAAGTCTCTCACTTTAAATATATTATAACTTAAAACAGAGATAAAATCAAATATTTGACATGGCTAATTCTCTATTTTTCAATAGAGCATAGGTCATATCATAATCCTTAAACTAAGGATCCTCCCCATTTCAGATTCACTTGAATCCTACTCCATTTCTGGATGACCGTCGAACCTTCTCCTGTTCGGAGCTTGGCTGCTGATTGTCGATTACATTAATATTTAGGTTTGCACCATATATTATCTAATTATTTCTTTCTACTTTCGTAACATTCACGCTTAGTTGTATTTCAAACTTACGTTGTAGTATAATTAGCTTTACGACTTCCCAGCAATTAAAGGAGTTATTCGACACTAATTACTTAGTGAAGTGGCAATTACTTACCATTTATTTCTTTTCATTTAATTCCTCCTTTTAATTTAAAGCCTTAATCTACAATGCGCCGCAACATCATAAAATCTATCAAACATGATAGGGCGGCGCAATGTAAGAATTAATTCAAATAAAATTTTCTTTAAAATATGTTTTTGAACAGTCAACAAAATAATCAGAAATTCGTTTCCAACAGCGTTGATTTGTACTACCTCGAAAATCTAGTATTCTTGTCTTTTTTTCTTTCTCATATCGTCCGTCTATTAAATAATCAATATTTCTTAATATTAAAGCAGTATACTCTTTTTCTATATCCTTTCTTGTTTGCAATTCTTCAAAAGTATAACCAGTATAAAGTATAATATTCTAGTTATTTTCCTAAGTAATTGGTTTTATAGCTGTAAGAAGTAGTATTATTCCTTCTAAATTTTTTGGATGTAAAGGATCTCCACCTGAAATTACCAAATTCTTAATATGAGAATTTTCCAAGTTAGAACGAATTTCATCTATTTTTTTATCAAGTGGTATTCCATAATTAAAGTCCCAAGCTATTTTATTATGACATTCAGGACATGCATGAGTACAACCTGATACAAATACTACTGTCGATAAACCCCTTGCATTACCTGAATCAAAATTAATTATATTTGCTATATTCATTTTTATTCCTCACTTTTTGATTATAATGCGCCGCGATATCATAAGTCCTATGACTTACAATAAACAGCGCATTGTAAAATTTTTAGTTTAAATGCTTAACTCTTTATTTAAAATTTCTTCTAATTTTTCTATGGTATTATCTTTATATGTAATTTCATACAATCTAATACCATATTTTTTACAATAATCTCGTTTCTTTTGGTCGTATTTTTGCTATTGTTTAAATTTATCAATACCACCAAAATACTCTACACTTCTATAATGCTATTCGCCCTAATATTCTAAAAGAAAATCATTAATTTTAAAATCAAAAAATAATTTTCCATTTTCTCCCTTTAAATCTTCAAAGCTATATTGAGGAATAAAATCAATATTATGCTCTTTTAAATAATTACTAATTATCACTTCATTTTTAGAATGGCGTAAACAATTGCAATTAAAAGAGCGTCTTTCCTGAATAGTATCGCCTCGAATTACTCCTATTGTATTACATTTAAGGCATATAACATTCCAATATGCACTGTTTCCTTTACCAGATTTTTCTTCATTTAAGGATAAAACCTTTAAATCATCAAAAACCTAATTAGTTAAATCTTTAATTCTACCTTTTGTTTTTAAACATCCACATGATTTTACTGCTCCTCTTTTTAAATCTGCCGCCCATACATCGTGAATATTTCCACAAGAACATCTACACGTCCAAAAAGTTTTTCCTCTTTCTTTGGTTAAGTCTTTATTTAAAAATAAAACTGTTAATTGCCCATAAATCTAATTAGTTAAATCTTCTAATTCTCCTTTTTTTGGATAATGAGATATATCTATATTATATTTTTCTGCATATTTTCTAATTAATGGAGCATTGTTAGTTTTTTTATATCCAAATCTTTCTAACGCTTCTTTCGCGGTCTTTGATGAGGAAATAATTTCAATTATTTCCTCATCACTAAATTTTTCTATTTTACAAATTGCCATACACATTTCCTCAATTTAAATGTTTAACTCTATTAATTATATCAGATGACCTTGCTTTATTAGGAGTATAATTACTAATATCATTTACTACCCTCGGTTTCCCGATATTTTTTAAGGGATTGGACTATACCTTCATAATATTTATGTCGCTATTATAGTCTCTGAACGTCTCTCTCTAACAAGAGATTTCGCTGCGTTTGATTACCCAATCCTTAACGATTTTACCGTACCAGTTCCGTTACTAACTGCCGTATTAATATCACTATTAATATTTGGTTGTTAAGGCTCTAAGGGAGTCCCCGCAATTTAAGCGATTTTAAGTGACCTATTAATAATTAAGCCACAAATTCTATATGATGTTCTTACTTTCTCAGGGTTAGTTTCTCCACAACGAGGGCATTTCCATCTTACTGTTCCATCTTCTGCTGCAACCTTTTTAAAATCATATCCTTCAAATCCACAAGAACCACAACTAGAAACTTCCGAATTAATCTCTGCATATAAACATTCATTGCCAATATGCTCTATTATTTCAAGCATAGCATCAAGATTATTACTCATACAAGGAACTTCAACATAACTAATACTTCCACTAGTAGTTTTATTACTAAATTGTGCTTCATTAGTTAACTTAGTAAAAGCATCAACTTCTTCGCTTACTAAATAATGATACGAATTAGTTATAAAATTTCTATCCGAAAAATCTCCAACGTGTCCAAAATCCCTAATGCAAGCCTTAGCGAAGTTATCAACTAAAGTTTCCATCGGAGTCCCATAAAGACCTGCTGCAAGTCCAGTATCTACTTTAAATTTTGCATTTGAAGCATTTAAATAATCTAAAATCTTATGAGCAAGTTTATTGCCGTTTTCTTCAAACTGGCTTTCTCCTGTTATATACTTCACACATTCATAAAGTCCAGCATAGCCTAAACTAATTGATGGTCTACCAGAGTATACTTCTTTTTCTAAAGTATCATTGGGGTCAAGTTTTGTTAAGCCGCCATAAACCCAAAGTAAAGGAGACTGTCCTGCTCTTATTTTTGCGATATGATTAGCTCTCCAAAGCATATCTCTATGAGCAATATCTAAATAATAGTCTAAGTTCTTAAATAGAATTTCTTCACTTCTTTCTTTATTATTTTCCATAGCTATATAAGGAAGATTAAGACTTTGTACACCAAGATTCCATCTTCCCCACAATTCATGTTGTCCATTCTCATTAATGTACTCATGAAGCAGACTGCGGCAACCCATCGGCGGTGTAGGAACGCCTTTAAGCTCACGATGAACCTTAACACTGAGATAATCAGGAACTAACCTCTTTGCACTACATTCAGCACAAAGTTTAGTTATATCATAATATTTTCCGCCACGCATTGTATCTTCATCTAAGAAATACAATATCTTAGGGAAATTAGGATTTAAATAAGTACCATCTTTTTGCTTAATCCCTTGAATACGCTGCTTAATAAACTCTTTAAATACTAAGATTAAATCATCCGTATATTCAGGGTCTTCATTCAGCCAAGTAGATACTGAGAGAAATACAGCTTGTCCAGTGCCAGCACAAAGTGTATTGTTCTGAAAGAGGAAAGTCTACATACCGTCTTTGATTTCACTAGCCAATTCATCTTCTATAATTTGTTTTTTAATGCCTTCTGACAAATTGTATTTCTCAAATTTCTTTTCTATTTTCTTTCTAGAAACTCTTACAAATTTAGCTAAATGAAGTAGATTAACAGTTATACCGCCATACTGCTAAGAGGTAGCATGTGTAAGGATCTAAGTAGCTACTGTACAAGCAGTACGAAAACTTTTGGGAGTCTCAATCCAAATACCGTTAATCTCACAACCAGCAAATAGAGTTTCAAGATCCAGCAAATCACAGTTATGCATTGGTCGTGCAGAGTACGCCATATCGTGAAAGTACACAACGCCCCTATCATGCGCATCAAGACAATCCGCCGGTAATTGTTCTCTCATAAATTGCCTACCAGGGATCTCCGCTAAATAAGCATTTTTAATATGAGTTAAATCAGGATTTTTATTACCATTTTCTTGAGCAATATCAGGACTTACAAACAAAACTTTTTCAACTTCATTAGGATTTTTTCTAGCTTCTTCTTTCTTTATTCTATATTGAGAATAAATCCTTGCAACCGCTGGAGCTTCTCGATATAGAACGCTCATCACGCAATTTGCAACTGTTTCTACATCAATTCTATCATTCTTAGCTTTACTCCAAACTAAATCAGCAATTTCATCAACCATAAAATCAATTTCTTTAAAATCTGGAAATTGAATTTGATTATATGCTGCAATTATTGCCCTTCTTACTTTATTATCATCATAAGGAAATTCTTTTCCCTTTTTTAATACTACCATTAGTATCCCTCCTCGCTTTTCTATTCTATATTTAGTATATCATAAGTAAAAGAAAAAGTCAAGATATTACTCTTGACTTATTCTTTTTTTATAGCAAAAACTTATTAAAATTCTTCTTCCCAGGTCTTCATCTCATTTACTATCTACTTAATATAAGAGTTACCTTTTAACTTCTTATACTACTCAAATAAAGACAGAATATTTTCTTTCTCATAATGAGGAATTTTTTTCTAATCCTTATACTTTATATATATATGAGTAATAGTGTTACGTATTAAAGCCTAGTCAGTAATATCGCTCTAATCTAATCTCTTCTCTATTTTATCAAGCTAAACTACTATTCCTTGATTCGCCGCCGTACTCTCATCTCTTATAGTTTTTCTAAACCATTCCTTGGGTTTCTTGGTTATAACCCCAACAAAAGTTATAATTGTTAAGATAACTCCAAGCACAGCCCCTATTGCCTCAACTATAGCTAAAATTCCCATCATCTCACCCCTTTTTCTATAAGATTTATATTATGATTTGGTGTCTTAACAATAAACTCCGGTGTGTTAAAAATTTTCTAAAGGGTAAGATTTTCAAGTTCCCAATAAGGAATACGAATTAAGGAAATTTTATTTTTAAGACAAAATTTATTTTTACGTATATCATACTCCTTCTGCCGGCGAAACGCAATAAGGGACTTATGGAAATATGGAACGTAGGTAAAATGTTGACGCCCATCTAACTCTAGAAGAACCCAAAGCTAGCCATTACGGTAAATAGCGAAATCAAATCGTAAGTAATCTTTGCCTCCTTTTAATCCCTAAAAAGAAATTTCTTGTTTAAACTAAATGCCACCTCGCCTTAATAAATTCGCAACCTTAATCTCGCCCTTAGAATGCTTCATTACTAATCATCTCTTCGCCGCGGTGGTTTAGAAGGTTTTCTACAAGGCCCCTTAGGTATCGGAACTGGATAAACTGGAATTACTTGCTATGCCGGTACATGATAAGGCTTAACCTTTTGAGGTTCACAATGATAAGTAGATACATGAAGATAATCTTCATTCAGATTATCAAATGCTCCTCGAATAGCTGTAGTTTTATTGCGTTCAAAAAATTTACAATGTAGAGAAACTGAGAATGGTGTCGTGTTGATAACCTCTACGTCAGTTCTTTTGTTCTCTTCCAACTCAGTTCTCCAAGTAGCAAGAATTCCTTGAATGGTTTCAACTGAATCAGGTTTTAGTTCATACTAAACTCCATAATAAAGTTCTTTTCCTATTGAAACTTCAAACTTTTCAAATTCAGTTGAATAATTAAAAACAAACATTACATAAAAATCCTCTATTTTATAAAGCAATTTAACCCTATTTTCACTAGAAAATTTTGCAGTTAAAAATTCTCCCACTATGGTCTAATCTTCTTTCTTCGGTACTATATTAACTTCCTATGGAAAGATTGAATTATCAGAAAAATCATATCCAGTAAATCCATCATCATTAAGAACTATTTCTCTATCTTCCTGCGGCGTACCTAGTACATTCTATATAAGTGTAGCAACTTTTCTATAATCATCCTAAAACTAACATACATCTCGTTTAGAACACTCCAAGCAGCGAATATCTACTAGAGTATGAGAAGGATCTATTGCGATATTAATTGGGTTTAAATAAAGTCGGTCCAAGATATTCACCTCATTTTAAAAAAATAAAGAGGAAAATTTTTTCCTCTTTATTAAGTAGAATTTTTTTTAAGTTATATCTAAAGACTTAGTTTGATTCTATCTGTGACCATTCACAATCTTCAGGTCGCTTATCGGTTCTCCTTTCTAAAATTTTACCATGACGAAGTGAATAGTGTCCTTCAATTTTTTCCACTTGCATTGCACTCAAAGCATAGACTTGTCCTACCCACTTATCTGGCTCTTGAACAATTCCTCTCTTCATCTCATCAGATACTCCACTAATATACGCTATATGTTCAGGCTTTCCATCTTTCATTACAGAAAAAGATAACGCACCGGCGTAGCCAAGATAAAATGGTTTAGTTACTGGAGTAATAGGAGCACCATCGGTATATTCAGCGAAATGATTCCCAATAGGCAATCTCTCTCCAGACTTTAGATTTATATAATATTCCCAAGACTCCAAATTCTTTCCAGTATAATCACGTGTAGGCGGCTTATAATCTCCATCAAGAAATGCATCAATTGTATCAGTTAGCTCCTTCTTTAGTTTCAGAGATAGTCTAGCAGTCCTTTTTCCGCACGTGTATGGGGCAGTATTTTTCTGAATTACAATACCTTCTTGCCCCGCTGCAATAACATCAAGATAAAGTTCCCAAAGTTCTTCTCCTCTTTTATATTCCGCTACTTCAACTGGACCCTCAAACTTAATATTTTTTAAATACTCAATTCTCTTTTCAATAGCAGTATTTACAAGAACTTCTCCTGCCCAAGCTAGACAATCAAAACAATAAAAATGAAGAGGTGTACTAGCTTGTCTTTCCAGACTCTTGTCTTTTAAACAATTAAGAATTGAAGTTGTTTTACGGCTTCCTTCATCTCCAAACTTATAGATTTCACCAAGAAGAACAGTTCCATTAGGAAGATATGAAAACTCTTCTGTAATAGACGGAATCCACTCAGCTTTATCTGCATAAGTTTTATTTACATTGGGAGTTCGGCTACGCAGATGAAAATTGCCAGTTTCATCTCGGATAATCATCGCCCATACACCATCAATTTTTCTCGAGCCTGTGTATTCTCCGCTCATTACCATATTTTTCGCTTCTTCACGCTTACGTTCTGTACTATAGGACTTAGGGTGTGTCCAATACTTCATTGCATTAAAAGAATCCCAAAAATCAATTCCTGAAATCACAATATTCATTTATTCTTCCTCCTTATAAGCCGCAGTTTCATATTCATAAGTTTTACTTATTGTTGAATCGAACCATTCTAAAGGAGGCTCAAATTCAAAGATTTTCTCTCCTGTTCTTCTATCATAAATAGAAACTAAGTCAAGTTTCACTAACTCAAGATTCTTCATTAACTCTTCTATTGTTTCTTTATCATTCATTTATATTTCCTCCTTTATTTTCTATAATAATTATATCAAAAATTATTTAAAAATGCAAATATTTTATTAAAATTTTTAACTTACAATGCACCGCCTGTCCAAAAATTTGGACTCGCGGCGCGTTGTAAAAGAAAGCGCCACGGATGATACCGCGGCGCAATATAGAATTAAAATTCTAGGTATCCAGCATTTATAGTAATTGCAGAATCGTTTTTCCTTTCAAATTCTTCCTTTGTAATAAACTCAACTAAAGCTTCCGAAGGAATAACGATTTCATTTCCTCTTTGTTCGACACTCTCCGAAGTGATTCTAAAATATCTTCCTTCTGCTTCAAAACACAGTGTCATTTAACTCCCTCCTTTGGTTCCATTATAACCCCAGTTCTAAGAATCATAGAACTCAATAAAATACTTTTCTTTTTCATTAAGCTCTTCTGGCTTACAAGTAGTAATAACTTCAAAAGTAAAATTCTCTGGCCCCGTCTCCCACATTTCCTCATATAACTTATTTCTAGTTGCTGGTTCTGCACGAACTCCTCTACGAACATGAGCTCGCCATCTTTCAGAAAACTTTTGTTTAGTCTATCCAATATAGGACTTTCCATTTTGAATGTTCGTTATCTTATAAATTCCTACTCCTTGCGCATCTGTTGACACAACACGACCAATCATTTGAGAAAAAGGATTTTTATAATAATTCTCCCATATTAATTTATAAAGAATTGTTGGGGAATTTAATGTTTCTGCGACTTTTCTTAATTTCTATATATCTTCCCTATCTTGTTCTTTAAGCTAAATTTTATAAAATTCCACTTGCTACTTCTTTTCCTCATCTGCTTTAAAACGAGCAATAATTTCTTTTTGTTTTTCCTCATAAGCTTTAATTTCTTTATCTAAAGCCTCCTTTTTTAAATTAATGCTCGTATTATAGTTAAAAAAATCTGTATCAAGTTCCTCCTTCTTCTCCTTATAATCTCCCTAAATTGCATTAAGAAAGCTCTAAAACCTAGCCTATTCCTCTAAAATTTTCGCCGTATTCTCTGCTTCTCTTTCACGTTGCGCCGCAGTATCAAGCTCCTTATAATGTTCAAGCCTTTCTTCAAACTATTCCTAAGATTGCTTAATTCGTGCATCAATAGTTCTTTGAAAATCTTTTTCCTACTAATTTAAAGCTTCAAGTTTTCTTTTTGTTTCTCCTTCTTCAAACTAAATCTATTCCTTTGCTGCAACTCTATAATTTTCAACTTCTTCTTCTATTTCTTCTTTTATTTCTTTTTCATATGCATTTTTCTTAGCTTTGATCTAACCCATAGCTTCAAGTTCAGCAATATTAAACTAATTAATATCAAACTAATGCTTTTTATGATAATGATCTGCAAGAGTCAAAATAATATTAACCGCTGAATAGATAAAGAGTAGAATATAGCTTATAATAAAAAATATATTCATATAACCTCCTTATTTATATATAATCTGTATAAATTTTCTGTCCACAACTACATTCAACATTTTTAACTAAACCCAATGAGTCACAATAAACTTCACAAATAGGTTTATGTACATTATCATTATTATTTTGTATATGTTTTACAAAGCCCTCCATAATTTTTTGAACTTCTTCTGACGTAAACATATTATTAATTTTTCCATTCAGTTTTCTATTTTGTTCTTTTAATTCCTCTATTTCTTTATTCTTTTGTTCAAATATTTTGTCATTAGTAAGCTCTTTTAATACTTCATTATCTTCATTTATTTTACAAAAGCTTTCATACATATTAATTAAAAACTCAATTATATTAAAAAATTTTTTATCATTAGAAGAATAATTCCATATACCTTCATGTAAATCTCTTTCGTTATTCTTGTATTTTGAAAGAATATTATTATATTTTTCTTGTCGTTCCTTTCTCCTATTTACATATTCTGGGTCTCTTTTTAATATTTTTTCCATAACACGTTTTCTAGCTTCTTTTTGATGTTGCGGCGGCAAAGTGTTTTCAATATTATTCAAAATTTCATTAATTTGTTCTTTCGGAATGTCAGCATAATCATCAAACACAGAAAGTTTAGCTCTCATTCCTCTTACGGGGCTGCTTTCTTCTTCCTTTGTTAATCTCTCTAACACGTCTTGAGCCATTATAATCCTCCCTCATTAATTCAAAAATTATTTCATCATGAATTTTCCCATCCATTAAAACTGCTTTTTGATGTAATATTCCTACTTCTTTACCACCATAATCTCTACAAAAATGTCTGTATCCTTCCAATATTGGATTATCACGATAGCACATCCATTCAATTCGATTAAGATTATATTTATTAAATATATCATCAATAGCCTTTAATATATCTCTTCCAAAAATAAGTGATGGTGCTGCGGCGCAACGAACAATATAGAATCCATTAACACTTCGGCTAATCCAATCTATTTCATACCCAAGACAACCAACTATATTATCTTCTGAATCAACAGAAACAAATTGATGATTCCATCTATTATCATTAGGATATGGCTCGATCCTCATTCCAGTTCCGCTACAAGCTCGTTGAATGTCAATGTCATACTAATGTTCAAACCACCAATTATTAATTTCTTCCTCATAAAGTTTCGCATTCTTTAACACTTATTACTTCCTCCTTCTTTGGATAACGTCCACAACTATATTTCTCATTACAATAACCTAATCTCTGACATTTAGGAATTAGCATATGCTCTTCTTCAATTAACCAATACCATTCATCTGAATAAATCTTCAAAGCGTCAATAATCTCATGCATTAAGTCTCTATATTCGTGATAAGCACGAGTACATAATCTTTGCTCGCACATATTAATAAGTTCTCTAAGTCCAATTCTAACAATAACCTTAGTATTATAATTAAGTGGTAAGAGTCCACTAGCATCTTCTTTTGATATACCAAGCTCTTCCAACTTTTTTATAGACTCTTTAATATTATCCATTGCATCTAAATAAATCTTTTTCGCCGCCTCATTATCCATAATTGACTTAGGAGTAGTAAAATTAAAATCCCCATACTGAATATAACGAGTTGACGCTTGCAATCTTGTAACGGAGATAATATGGGTATAAAATTCACGAATACATTTAGCTGACCATCCATCGAGTATCATGTAAATTTGTGGATATTCTAATGCTCGCCAATGTCCAGAACGATAGCACTCAATTCCTCTTTTAAAATTCTTCTCGTGGTCATTCACATCAGCATTCCAGCATGCTCCTGCAGCATATCCGCTTAATGTCAATGGTTCATCAGTTGTTTCCGAAAGTATTTGTATCTTACCTTTTATTTGATTCCAACGTCTAGCCAGCATTAATTATTCCCTCCTGTATTTGTTGTTGTCTTTATATTTATTCCATTTCCAAAAAAAATATAGCAAAGCACATATAATCCAAAAAATTGCCAAGCACTTAAAGAAGGAAGTCCTAATGCCGCAACTGCAACAACTTGCCAAAGCCATAAGCCAACCAACCATTCAATAAGTATAAGTATTATAATTCCAAGTGTAATTCCAATTATTTTTGATATACTCATTCAGAAACCTCCTTAATTAAATAGATAATAAGCCAAATAGCAAGAACGATTGTATTAGAAATTATTTGTCGCTCAATTTTCTCCTTATCCATATCTTTAATAAAGTTTTTCACCTTAAAATTCCTCCATTCCTTTAAAAAAAATTTCATCATCAATTAATCTTGGTACTTCTGTATAATCAACCGGGTAAAAATCCCAAGTAGATAAGCTTAAATTCAGAATCTAATCTCTATAAATTTCGCCTTCTTTTAGAAGCTAATTCTCTATTGCAGCACTTTCTGCCATAGCAATATAATTTCTTTCACCAAGCCAAAGCTAAATATTAGAAGAATTAGTTGCAATTATAACATTTGCTTTTTCTCCATTAATTGTTCCTACAACAAAACCATCAAGAGAACGCGCTCTCTAAGCTCCCATATCTTTCCAAAAATCTTCAATTTTATAAAGCGGCTAATCTTCTAAATCAACAATTTCCCATTTTGCTTTGATTTGAGACATTAAACTTTTAGTTGATTCAAAATCACCAACACTTGTTTCCCCAAAAACTATTAAGTAGTCATCTTCTTCAACTATTAAATTAATTCTATCAATAACCATTTGATTATATTCCTAAATTGTCATTTTCTAATGTTGCGCCGCGACACCATCAAACAATTTCATATCTGCCGCAATAAAAGTCTTATCCAAATTCCTCCCTCCATTATTTTATTTATATTTATAGTATAACACAAAAAGGCTTTGAATTCAAATAATCCAAAGCCTATTGTTATTATCTCTCATTTAATATAGAACGAATAATCTCCATTGTTATACTTCCAGAGAACTTTCCAAAACCTTCAATTGAAAAAACTGCCTCTGGCTCTTCCTTTCTTATGTCTTCAAATACAAGCTTTGGTATAGTCTTGCTTATCTCCTTCATATTAGTCTCATCCCAATCAATAGGAAGCTGACCCTCGTCAATAAGCTTTAATATAATCTTTTCTATACGCTGACGCGTCGCAAACTGAGCAACATAGGCTCTTGCTTCTTCTCTCTTCTTCAACTCTTCAGGGTCAATAGGCTTTTTAGCTCCTTTATGAACCTCTCCAAACTGCTCATTAACGATTTTTATATACTTAGGGCGGCGAGAATTCTCCTTATCTTCAAGTCTATCTTGCGTTTTGATGACAATTCCTTCCTCAGCTGGTTGCCCACCAAGTGTCTTTAACTTCATAAGTTCCATTAAGTCTTCCCAAGAGTTAAACTTCCCATCATAAAGAACAGGAACGAAGTTTATTTCAATATTAAACTTTTCCGCCACTAAGAGTAGCTTCCCAAAAATTATCCAAGCATCGTGATAGGAAATATAGCATTCCTTCTCGCGATCGTAGACATCGAACATATAAAACTTATTATACGCAGTATCTGGATACTTAACCGCGTGTGGAACTAGCCACTCACCGAACACAAGGTAGCGTCCAAATTCCGTAATCTCTTTTATATCTTCCAGAGAAAACTTTTGTGTCCACTCCCAAAAACCACGAAGATTATTAGTTTCACTTAGTCTTGTCTTACGAGAAAAGGCAGCAATTGAATCCGTTTCTACGTCATAGGTAAAGCTCCCATTTGCGCCATCTAACTTGCTTTGCGCCACGATATGTTCACCAACATCAAACATCTCACTATATTTCGCCTTTAATCTGGATATATCAACGTAATGCTTCATTTCCATTAATTTTTTCTCCTTTATATTAACTTGCCTTCAAACTCACATTTACAGGTTATACTATCAACATTAGTTGGATAATGCCAATCATCAATAACTCTTCCACAACAAGGACATTTATAATAATTGCAGCAGTCTTTATCACTGTAGCCTAATGGAATCCAAGTCATATTCTTTTCAAAATCTTTAAGATAGGCTTTATCTTTATATCGTTTTGTATGAATATAAAACATTTATATTTTCCTTTCACTTTATTTTCTATAATAATTATATAATAAATTTTTTAAAATTGCAAATATTTAAAAGATTTTTAAATCTACGTTGCGCCGCCATATCATAAACCTTGCTTCGCCGCACCATCAACCTTAGCCTGTACTACGATATGCTCGCCCACATCAAACATTTCATTATACTTAGCCTTAAGTCTTGATATATCTACATATTTATTCATTTATTAAAGCTCCTTTCAACTTATCTTCGTCCATAAGCGAATCTATCTTCGTAGGATTCAAGGTTTATCCACTCATTATTTCTTTTAAAATAATCTTTTATAAATTCATCTATATAATGCTGATCCATATCAATATTATGAACATCTACCATTATAATCTTTATATTAGGATTATCAACCGATGAATTAAGAAAATTATATATCTCGCTAGTATTATCAGAATATTCCAATACTACACCTATTAGAGCATCATTATCTTCCACTTCATCCTTTATTGATGCTCTATAATCGTCCATTGCAAAACTACCGATGCCTCTTCTCCCATTATCATTTATATCATCTTTTATTTTTCTATACAAAAATCCCTGCATATGAACCTCCTTTAAATTCTATTCATTAAATCACAACATTTTTCTTTAGTTTCAATTCTATATTCCTCTTTAAAAAGAGAATCAATAATATTATTTACTTCTTCGTGAGACTTCTTAAAAATAGCGACGAATAAAGGAAATAAGTCTCTTATATCACTAAAAAGACAATAATATTCTCCATTATAAGAGAATGAAGAAGTATAACCTATTTGTTCAAATAAAAACGTCCAACCATTTGGACTAATACCAGCTCCTTCTTCGTTTAATATTTGGTTTTTAAGATATGTTAAAGAATGATTATTCTTTTCTCGTTCCTCAATCGCCCTATCCATATTATCAAAATCTTCTTTTGTTGAAGAACGAACAAATTCCAACTGATTATCATGCCACCAAGCACTAGTTCCACCACTTTTAAGGAAACGAAGTTCATAGCCAGAAGAAACTTCGATAATTACAGCAAGTTGTCCTATACTAGGATCTGTCTTTTCATTCCAAAAACCTTTAATTACTTTTACGACATCTCCCATTTTATATTTCATTATATTACCTTCTTTCATATTTTCTATAATAATTATATAATAAATTTTTTAAAATTGCAAATATTTTTATACTGCGCCGCGGTACCATAAGACTTACTTCGCCGCGCTACCAAACTTTTAGACACATCTATTAGAAATTCTACATTAAGAAAATTTCAAAGGGCGCCGGCACATTATAGATAAAGCATCATAAAATAAAGGTATGGATGATACCGCGGCGCATTGTAGATTTTAAACAAAATTTTAAAAGTAAATTTGTTTAAAACGTAGATTTTCTTTTTCTTATTAATTTTCTTTTAAAATAAAACTTTTAAATTCCCAACTTTAAAAACGAGGTGATTAAAATGTATAGTTATAAAGAGTATAATGAACCAATTCAAATTTTAATTAAGTTAATGCATAGAGATTATCCTAATGGATTTGAGTTAAGAATCAATGGATTTGGTGCAGAATTGGTTAATAATCAAATGGTTCATACTTATATGAATGATGAAATAATGAAAGAATATTGTAGTGGTGGAAACTTATCAATGGAAGAAATAATGAGTAATTTAAAAGATATGGGTTATTAAATATTTTAAATCTTAGTTTAAAATGAGGCGATGTGTAATGCATACATATGAAGAATATAATAAACCAATTCAAGAACTTATTAAAATTATGGAAAATGACTATCCTCATGATTTTATATTAGAGATAGGTAGTTTTGGAGCGGAATTAAAATCAAATATTAGCGTTAGAACTTTTTTAAAAGATAATAATAGATTAGAGAATAATATAGATTGGATTGGACTTTTAAAAAAGGTTTTCAATGAGAATGAGAAAGACAGTTGATATTACTCAACTGTCTTTTATTTTATTCTTCTGAACTAATAATTATCTGTCTTTCACAGTTTTTTTCAGTGATTCAATAAATTATTCGATATACATTATTATATAAAAAGCTAATGATTAATTTCTCACTGATAATAGAAATAATTTTGGTTGCCATCTCCCCACCAAGAGTTAGCTTCATCGAAATCATAAGGATTAGCCAAATAATAATTAACTGCATCATAACATTCCTGCGTAGGTGCACAATTTCCCGGCCAATAACCAGTAAACTGTCCAGGTGCAATCAATACATCATAAACCGTATTCGGGAATCTTGAGTCGTAAACTCTATTCATTACTGCGGCAGCAATATGAGCCTTATCATAAAGACTAATCCAGTCACTTCCAGCTTCATGCCAAACTATTTCTGCAAGCAACTGGTATGAATAATTATCAATTTCAATATTTGGGTTTTCATCAATAAATTCTGTAGTGGTTGTTGTCTCTTCAATTGGTTTTTCTACGACAATCCAGGATGATGTCTCTTCTATATCACTCACAGGTGCATCAATCTTTATCTGAGAAGTAATTGCCTCTGAAGCTTTTGTAGTAGTAGTTATGGTAGGATCTATATTAGAACTATCAACATCAATGTTAGTTTCAACAGGAATTTTATAAGTATTGTCTCCCTTTTTATCCTCAATCGAAATTAAATTCTCTACTGAACTAGTCTCTATTATAAGTTCAAATGAAGTATCATCTGATATACTAGATTCATCTATATTTGTATTTGAACTTTCCACCTCCGTTGTGGCTTCTATTATAGAATTTAAGGGTGATACAGAACTAGTGCTTCTATGATATGTCGCTGGTTTAGTTCCACAACTTACAAGTGCCGTGGCACAGAATAGAGATAAAAATATAGTCTTTAAATTCTTCATTGGAATTATTCCTCCTTAATACTAAATAATAAAATTAATAAAGTTCCATTCTAATAATAAGCTAAATACCCATTAATATTAAATAATCTTACTGGAAAGAAATTACAAACAATTTCATAATCTTCATCTATACAGCTTTCTTTAATTTGCTCTTTAATTTCTTCCTAATTAAAATTAAGTCTTCCAACCTAATTACTAATAATTGCTAATGCTCTATTAAAAACATTAAATGGTTCTGTTAAAGCAATTGATTTCATAAATTCAATAATAGGACAATTTGCGGCAGATAAACGTGCTTTACAATCCCAACCCCTTTTCTTAATGTTTAAATCTTTCATTACTTGTCCATAAAGAAAATCTTTTGCTCCATAACTTAAATTAATCCATTGTGGACAAGTCTCCTCTAAATACTAATGAAAAGGTTTAAGAATTTCAATTTTTATCTCTTCATCCTAATAAATAATATAAGTCTCCATTAGAATTCAATTAACTCCCCATAAGCTCGTTCAATTTGTCTATTAATCTTAAAGTTCCTATTTGGCTCTTTAAGTTTCCCTTCTTCTTTCTTTAAGGCTGGACACCACCAAAGATTTGTTTCAGCTCTTGTTGCAGCGACATAAGCAATCCTTCTTTCTTCTTTATTATAAGTTAACGCACCAACGACAATTACATTAGGTGATTCAAGACCTTTTGCCTAATGAATAGTCATAACTTTAACTGTATTTTCTGCCATTAAACCTTCCATTTCTTCGATACTAAGCTCTGAACGTTTAAAAGTCGTATTGGGAATTTCTTTTTCTTTAAGCATTTCCATTATTGAATAGACGTCTCTATTAGTTCTAGCTATAATAAACCAAGAACCCCAGTTACCAGAGACTTCTAATTCTTCAAGAGCCTCTGGAAATCTACAACGTTCAATGAGACCATTCTTTGTTTTTCTTGGAATTGTTTTAGGACTTAAAGGTTCTGTTCCATTTAGAAAACCCTCTGCAAAGTCGACTATCTCAGGAGTATTACGATAATTTTCTACAAGGAAATATTTTGTATAAGTTGGGTCTTCATACATCTCTCTTAAATATTTATCAGTGGCCCCTTTAAAGCCGTAAATTGCTTGTCGATCATCTCCTGTCCAATACTCATTATTCTTCGATAGATAAGTTAAAAAGTTAAATTCCAAATCACCTAAATCCTGACACTCATCAATGAATAAATAAGAAATGGGTTTTAGTTTATCCCTAGGAATCGTCATTGCTCGTTCAATAATTCTATCAAACTTCTCTTCTCTTATATACTATTCTGTATCAAGTCCATTAAAAGTACAAAGCTTATTAGCATAAGAATGAATCGTTCCAATAAACGCTTTTTCTCCTAGCTTTCCCAATCTAGAATACATCTCACTTGCTGCCTAATTGGTGAACGTAATGGCCACTATATCCTCGGGTTTACACCAGCCCTATTCTATTACATAACGAATTCTTTCGGTAAGTACTCTACTTTTTCCTGCCGCAGCACAAGCTAGGCATAGGATTCGTGAATTTTGTGCTTGTACGACTTTCTTCTAACGTATGTTTAGATTTATTTCACTCATTTACAATCCTCCTAATTTTTAATATAACATTTTCATTTATAATATTATTATATCAAAAAATTTAAGGGAAATCAAATATTTTGACTTCCCTTTACTCTATATTTAAATATTTTTTTAATTCTTCAATCTCACTAACATTTTCATCGTCATTAATAAAAATTACTACGTCTGTAACGTCAATTACATTTTTATAAGTCTAATATTGTTCCATAGTAATCGCATAATGCTCTTTATCCTTTTCTCCAATATGAAGATAGATAGTTCTTTTATTAGACTTCATTTCTCCAGAATTAACCTATAATGTTATTGGATAAAACTTATTATTATTAGATATTATTGGACTTGTTTCTTTTATTGCTTCTTCGTTATTTTCATAAAGATTTTTAAAATTAACGATCTATCCAGAAGTATTTAAATCAACCGTATAAATTATCGTCGCCATTTTCTTCCTCTTTCTTCACTTTATCTAATGCATAAATTGTATAACGACTAAATACTTCCTTTAATGCATCGAACCCTTTCATGGAAACAAAAGCAATTATAAATCCAAATAAAACGCCAGTTATAATTGGTCCTAAAGTCGGTCCCTAAGTTGCTACTGTGGCTCCTACTGTTAAAAATAAAGAAACAAAAACAGTTAAAACCTAAGTCGGAAATTCCTTTGGTAATATTGCCTTAAGAACTTCTGTTATAATTGTAGTTAATGCCGCAAGAATTCCTAAGTCAGTTAAAGAAATTCCAGCTGTTAATCCCAGTAATCCTTCTATCATTAACCTCACCTCTCTTTAAATCGAAAGTCGATATTTAATATATTAATATTATAAGGAATCTATAAATAAGAATTTCTCCACTACAGTGCGCCGCGACCCTATAACGTTGGTCTAAACTCCATTATATAATCCTCGGAGTTAAATTCAAATTGGAATCCATCTATCTCTCCAAATGGTAAACCGGCACATTGTCCATTAGAGGCCCAGGCTGACCAGGCTTGATTTTTATTATGAACTCGATAAGTAATATTTCCAATATTTGTTTTTAATTTTATTCTATTAAAACTATGAATAGAATCCGGAAGCTACCAACTTCCATTAATTAAAACTTCAATCTCAATCTTTGGCTGAATTTTCTTTTTAACTTCGGGCATTTCAAAAGCAACTTTCTCTATTTTTTGCTTATCTGCCTTTTCAAAAAGTTTTTGCTAGAAACTTTCTGAAACTCTATAAAAGAAAATTCTATTCTGAGCAATATTAAACTTTTTTGCTAAGGCAATAATTAAAGAAATTGCTTTCTTTTCTACTCCTTTTCTAGTTCCACAAATTCCAATCTTTAAAACCTTATGATATGACGGTATAGCCTCCCATATTGATAAATGGTCAACGTAATAATCAATAGTTAAAGGTTCCATTAAACCTAAAGTCTGTTGCCTCATCATATACTCTGCTAATGTTGTATTTGATTTAACAATTAAATCGGGCAACTAGTAAATATATAAATTAAAAGGAGCCGACCCTTGCGGCTCCCTCCCATTAACCTAATATATAGGAAAACCGAGGTCTTTATTAATTATTGCACGAAGTGGCATTATTTTACGTAATATTCTCCATCAGAAGTTTTAAATAAGCACCACCCTGAGGGAATTTTTCCCCAGACTTCCCCATTAGTTAATTCCTTAACTTCCAAAACTGAAACCTTGGTTCCTTTCTTAAGAACTGCTTTGGACTAGTTATAAGAATTAGCCTTTGCATTTTCAGTTAACTAGCTCCTAGACTTCCAAGAATATGATGTGCCAGCACCTGAACGAACCTTAAGGTCTACCTAAAGTGTATAGACTTTGCCAATAGTATAGATTGATTTCTTAGTAGAAGTATTTGATGGTGTCGCGGCACTTTGTGAAGGAACAGTTTCAGCTTTAATTTCTTCCTTAGTCTCAGTTTTAGCTTCTTCCTTAGTTTCCTCCTTATTTAAAGTAGGAATTGAATAAAAGTAGTTCATGTCTACTCCACTACTAATTGAATTTAACTTATAA